CGGTAGAGCTATACTTAAAAATGATACAGAACAAATCATTGATGGTATTGGCGATGCTGTAGTTGTATTAACTAACTTAGCAGAACTTGTCGGTGTACCTATCGAAGAGTGTATACAAGAAGCTTACAATGTTATTAGTAAGCGTAAAGGTAAAATGATTAACGGAACATTTGTAAAAGATAACCAATGAGTAGTACAGAAATTAGCAATGCAAAATCAGGTATCGCAGTATCAAAACGATTTGACTTTCGCGACCCTGTAGTTTATCACGTTTGTGAAAAGTTTATTAAACGATCAAATGTAGGTTTTCAAAAGTATGGCCAAACATTACATGCCGAAAGAACTTCTAGAGTTAAAGACTTAGCTGCATATCTAAACGATATACAAGAAGAGCTTATGGATGCTGTGCTATACATACAAGCCGCGCGCGAAGAGCTAGAAGATGAAAAAGAAGTATAAACGCAAAAGAGGTCCTGTAAGAGCAAAGAAGGTTGTGTATGATGGCATAACCTTCGCTTCAGGCCTTGAAAAGTATATGTATATAGCTTTACGTAAAAACAAAATCAAAGCTGCTTACGAAGGTATGACATACGAAGTATTACCAGGCTTTATGTTTGATAACGAAAGTTACGAGCGACAAGCAAATGGCAAAGGCGATCTTGTTAATAGAGGCTGTAAAAAAATACTAGGTATTAAGTATACTCCTGATTTTATTGGGCTTACAGATGAGTTTATAATTGAGTGTAAAGGTCGTGCTAACGATACGTTTCCGATACGTTGGAAATTGTTTAAAAAATTCGTTAAAGACAACATACCTTCTGTAACTTTATATAAACCTCAGAATCAAAAGGAGTGTGACAAAGTAGTAGAATTAATCTTAAAAAAACGAAATGATAAAAGATAATTGGATGTTAAGCTTTGGAACTATTCCAGGCATATTGTTCGGCATGAGAACATATAGAGAAGAAAGCAAGGATAATCATGTAATCTATTTAGGTTTCCTTGATATTTGTTTAACAATTTTTAAAGACTAATAAATGAAAGATATATTGTCGGATATTACCGTACACATGAAGTACGCTAAATATATTCCTGAACTAAATAGGAGAGAGACTTGGGAAGAGCTCGTAACTCGAAATAAAGAGATGCATCAAAAGAAATATCCTAAGTTAGCTGACGATATTGAGAACGTATACAAGTTAGTTTACGCTAAGAAGATTCTACCTTCTATGCGCAGTCTACAGTTCTCAGGTAAACCAATTGAGCTATCGCCTAATAGATTATACAATTGTAGTTATTTACCTATTGATACAATAGACTCATTTAACGAGTGTATGTTCTTACTGTTGTCTGGTTGTGGTGTTGGTTACTCAGTACAAAATCACCATGTAAAACAATTGCCATCAATTATTAAACCATTTACTAAACGCGAACGTCGTTTTGTTATTGGTGATAGTATTGAAGGTTGGTCTGATTCAATCAAGGTCTTAATTAAGTCTTATTTAGGCTCTAAGAGATCATCTAAGATCAAGTTTGATTATTCTGATATTAGACCAAAAGGAGCTAGGCTCGTGACCTCTGGTGGTAAAGCTCCAGGACCGCAACCATTAAAAGAGTGTTTAGTTAAAATTCAAGGTATATTAGATGCAAAAGAAGACGGAACAAAACTCACAACGTTGGAAGCTCATGATATTGTTTGCCATATTGCTGATGCTGTACTTGCAGGCGGTATTAGACGGGCTGCTTTAATATCGTTGTTTTCAGCTTATGATGAAGAAATGATTGCTTGTAAATCAGGTAATTGGTGGGAAACAAACCCACAACGCGGTAGAGCTAATAACTCAGCTGTACTTATCAGACACAAAATTACAAAAGAGTTCTTTATGGACTTGTGGAAACGTATCGAGCTGTCTGGTTCAGGTGAGCCTGGCATCTACCTTAATAACGATAAAGACTGGGGAACTAATCCTTGCTGTGAGATAGCCTTACGTCCTTATCAATTCTGTAACTTATGTGAAGTTAATGTATCAGATGTAGCAGATCAAGACGACCTTAACACAAGAGTTAAAGCTGCTGCGTTTATAGGTACATTGCAAGCTGGTTACACAGACTTCCATTATTTACGTGAAGTCTGGAGAGAGACAACTGAAAAAGATGCTCTCATTGGTGTATCAATGACAGGGATAGCTTCTAAAAAGGTGCTAGAACTTGACATGAAGAAAGCCGCAGAGATGGTAAAACGTGAGAACACAAGAGTAGCTAAGTTAATTGGTATTAACAAAGCTGCACGTACAACCTGTGTGAAGCCTGCAGGGACAACTTCTCTGGTACTCGGAACTTCATCCGGTATTCATGCATGGCATAATGATTATTATGTCCGTAGATTACGCGTAGGAAAGAACGAAGCGATATATTCGTATCTATCGGTTCATCTACCTGAGCTAATCAAAGATGAATATTTCAGACCACACGATACCGCTGTAATTGAAATACCACAGCAGGCGCCAAAAGGTTCTATTGTCCGAACTGAGTCCGCGTTTGATTTGCTCGAAAGAGTTAAGCAAGTCTCTGATCAATGGGTTAAACCTGGTCATAGAGTTGGAAGCAACACTCACAATGTTTCTGCTACAATATCTTTAAAAGAAGATGAGTGGGATAAAGCTGGTGAGTGGATGTGGAAAAACCGTGACTGCTACAACGGTCTATCAGTATTACCTTATGATGGTGGTACATATACTCAAGCTCCGTTTGAAGATATATCTAAAAACGAATACAATGAGCGTATGAAACATTTGTCTATAGTTAATCTTGAAAATGTAGTAGAAATGAACGATAACACAGATCTATCAGGCGAGCTTGCTTGTGCTGGTGGTAGCTGTGAAGTAACTAATCTTTAATTTAATATTATGAACGAATTAGACAGAAAAATGAACGACATGATGCAAACACTAATCGCAACAGCTGTTGATGTTGAAAAGTTTCATCAAGGTAATAAATCAGCTGGAACACGTGTGCGTAAAGCAATGCAAGACATTAAAAACATTGCGCAAGAAGTTCGAGTTGAAGTTCAGGAAATGAAAAATGCAGTTGCTGCATAAAGTAAAAGGGGCTTCGGCCCCTTTATTTTTCTCCACATTTTTTACTTGGATCATTAACTTGTCTCCAGTCTTCTTTTTGAAACCAGTCTCTAAGTGTAGCTCCTTTTTTACGAGCACCTTTCACATTTGTTTTAGATGATCTTTTGTACTTGCCCTGAGCGCCAGATGATTTTTTAGCACGAACAAGCTTATCTCTTTCAGATTTACTCATGCTACGTATTTTAGCAGCCGGTAAACAAGTTTTAGTTGTACCACCACCTTTTTGTTTTTTAAACGGATTACCTTTTTGAACGTACATTTTGTGCTTTTAATTGTTTTTTAGCAGCTCTCGCAAGCCTTGCTTGTTCCATTTTACCCATAACCTCAGCTCTTTGTTCTAATACAGTTAGTATTTGTATTTTACGAGCATAAGGTTTATTTATTCTTTTCACTTTAGCTATAGTTTTTCTAGCGTCAGCTACAGTAGCAAACTTAATACTGACAGTGTCTTTAGGGTTTTCGTCAGTATATAATCTTCTATCAGATCCTTTTGGCTTTTTACCTGTACCAACTTTTGGATCTGCTTTCTTTTTTTTAGGCGACGGTCTATTTGTTTGCATGTTAATAAACCAATTTGCTAATTGCTTATCTCTAGGCGTAGCGTCTTTTCTATTTTTTAAAGCTTTAGCTTTAGCTACAGTTGCATCTCCACCGTATAGTTTTGATATACGAGCTTTAAGTACACCTCTATAAGCCTTACTCATCTTTCTTTTTGCCTAATCGTTTTCTAACGATGTTCATAACCGTTTTCATTTTACGAGCATAGCTAGGTTTTTTCTGTCTATTAAAAACATACTGTTGATTTAGACTACTTATAATCTTAGACAAATTACCTTTGCGGGTTTTTATAAGCCAAGAAGCTAAAGCGCTAGGTGATAAGTCTCTAAATTTACCTTTTGCATCTGGCGCATCAGAGTCATTCCACTCAATAGACTTTTTAGTCTTTTTCTTTTTATTAGGCGTAGATTTATATATGCCCATTACTTTTTCTTTTTACTCTTACCCATTTTACCTGGACCACCAGCTCTAGTACATCTTACACCCCAACCAGAAGCATAAGCTGAAGGCCAAACTTTAAACTTACGTTTAGCAGCAGTTTTACAAGCAGGGCTAATCTTACCTTTCATAGGAGAGCTTTCTAAAACTTTATCTATTTTTTCAGCTTGACCCGCATGAGTATCACTAGCTTTTTTAAGTTCTCTTGAAACAGACTTTAATATTCTATTTTTAAAAGGAGGCATTTGAGATAACCTTCTTCTACCACAACCTGTTTTAGGTATAGGATTATTTTTTTGTACGTATGCCATAATATTAACAGTTCCATCTACGTCTAGCAGCTCGGCCTCTTTTACTCTTCCAGCCTTTTGATCTAGCGCAGAACGATTTTCTTCTTTTCGCGTCTTTACTACCTGGTTTTAATTGAGATGGTTTTTTAGTAACGGCAGTTTTTAATTTACTACCTGGGTTTTTACGCTTGTATTCATCAACGCCTTTTTGTGTCATACCACCACCAGCTTTAGCACCGGTGCCTGTAGACTTAGCTTTATTAAAGTTTTTACCTCTACCTATTGTTCGACGAACATCTGGCTTTCTTTTTCTTTTTCTTTTTTTTTGTAAAGGACTAGCTAAGGCAGAATCTTCATTACTACCAGCTTCACGCTGTATATTAGCTGCATAAGTATAAGCGTTGACGCCTTCTGGCTCAACGTTTTTAAACCCTGAAAAACCTTTCATCTTAAACGCCATAAATCTGTCTTATGTAGTTATACATTTCTTTACCCAAATACTCACCAAACTTACTATCAGTTCTATAATGACATCTAGCAACGTTTCTACTGTAAGATATATCTTTTGCGGTTTTCATAAACTGCTCTTTATATTTAGGAAACATATCAGATAATAAATAACCTATTAAAAAAGCTTGAGCTGAATGGCCTGATGGATAAGAAGGTGTTTTCATAGAGTTAAGCTCAACATTTGGAAAGTTTATTCCAAGCTTTGAAGCTATCTCTTTTGGTCTAGGTCTATTAAAAAAGTTCTTTAGATCCATAATTACAGGTACAGAGCTGTCAATTAACCTATCTATTAAGGCTACAGGTATATCTACATTTAATTTATCTGCGGTAAGCTTAAAAGTTTTTAAGCTATCGTCTTTATCTTTTATAAACTTTTTATTTATAGGTATCTTTAATAACTCTTTAACCTCTTGCATTGTTCTAAAAGAATTATCTGCAGGCGGTGTTTTTTTATAATACTTCGATGTGTCAAACTTTTCAAACATTATCCTCTTCTTAAAAATACATCTGCAGTATGTCCACTACCAACTCTAATTAAAAATGTAAAATTATTTTTAACTATAAATGATTTTCTTCTGTATTCATATTTAGTTATAGCAGAACCCTGATTAAAAGCTCCGCTTAAAACACCATTATCATCAAACACGAAGCTAGATCCAACGGGTACAGGTATTTCTTTTAGTATAAAAATAGCATCTGTAGTAGTTGTTTTTTTATTTAACAAAGCAGGGCCAATAATTAAATCAAAAGTAACATCTTCCGTATCTGTATTGCAAACAGTAAGTCCATCTATACCTCTAATTCCAATATTAACAAACTCGTTACCGCTAAGTGATATTGTGTCTATTCTTGCCATTATGCTAATCTATATAATTCTACAGCTGCACTACCTGTTTTTATTATCTGAAATCTACCAGAGCTAGAAGCAGCTACAGTCATATTGCCAACTGTAGCGACACCTGTAGTTGGAGATAATGTTATCGTATTAGATCCACCTCTGTTTATTATACTAAACTCAAAAGCTTCGTAGCTAGCTGCAGCTAAAGCTTCTCCATCTATGTCCAATATGTTTTCTATTAACTGAGTAGCAGTTGGTGTATCTTTTGTTCTATCAGCTGTAGTAGTTACAACTAATATACCGTCATCTAAATCTGCGGTAGATATAGCTGTGTTGTCATCAGCCAAAGTAATTTTTCTTCTACCTACAATTTCATTATTAACTCTACCTTCAGTATCTACAGTTAATCGTTTAAAACCAAGAACAGACTTTGCTTTTTCAAAAAATACTTTTTTGTCAAGCCTAATATCTGATGTTTCAACTTTTTTACCAACAAACTTAAACCCCATTATAGATCGTATGCTATTAAAATATCTACACTAGTGCTAGCGCCTGAAGATTTTATTTGTATCTCATCTGCTGACGCTGTTAATCCTGTCACGTTTTGTGTTCCTTGAACTACATCTGCTGCGGCTGAAGTAGTAGAGCTGTTTACGTCAAAAGTAAAACCATTAGTTCCGCTATGAACAAAGTATATAGCTTGACCAGTACCACAGAAATAGTTAGCTTGCTTATTATTTGTAGCATCACTTAATTGAACTGTTAAAGTTCTACTAGCTGTAGTAGGTCTTATGCGTATATATTTAACTTTTTGTTTGTCATACAAGCCCATACCAGGCGTAGCACCGTTTTCAAACTTAGCGATTTGTTTAAAAGCTGTACCTATTACTAACGTTTGAGCAGAATAAGCATCTACGTCAGTTATTTCTAAATCATCTGCAGTAGCTGAAGTAGTATAATTATAATCAAAACCACCATAAGTTAGATCTATGTTTTCTGTTATGCTAAGCGTCAATGTTCCCATTAGTCGTAATCTTTATATGTTATTGTCACTTCTTCTCCGTCTGCAATCGCTTTCGCAATCGACGGATATATCCTCTTATAAGCATTAACACTTTTACCAACAAAACCATCGGGTAAAAGTAAGTTGTTTTCTTGCGCGTCACCGACAATAAGGCACCCCGCCGTGTGTTCGTCGGTGTTTCCGGTATGAATAAGAATATACTCAAAATTAGGAACGTCAGTGATATGCAACATACCACGGTGTATACCAGGATATTTCTTAGTGTATCTACCATGAAAACCACCTTCGGTTCTTAATTCAATTTTATATGTACCAGCAGGTACACGCGTTTCACCTTTAACTTTCAAAGCTCTACGCTCGTCTTCAAGCGTGTAACACATAAACTTCCTACCTAAATCTGTTAATTCAAATAACAAACCAGAAGTAGAGTCAGCTTGAGAACTAAATCTTAATACTTCTAATTGCATTACGACTTAGTAAAGTACGCGTATTCTAGAACACAAGCAGCTGTATCAGCCGTAGCTTCTAAACCTATACCACCTTTTACTGGAAAAAAAGCAAACTCTCCAGCGCTTAAGTCTAAAAAGTTATTACCACTATCGTCTTTTAAAACAATTACGTTAGTAGAATCTGTGTTTTTAACGTACACATACGTAATACCAGTGTTAGCAGCAGCTGTCAATATATTAAACTGTCCAGACGTAGCCACAGACTGTCTAGATACACCTACAGAAGGGCTTGTTGTACCTAAACCTTTTGTAACAGTAAAATCTAAAGTATCAGAAGCAGTATCTGTACTAGCTAATGTTAGTGTTGGTGTTAATGTTGCCATTTTATTATTGTTTTATAATTTTCTTGTTAATTTTTATATTTTCGTGTTCTATTAGTAAATTATACACGCCAGGAGTTAATTTAAAGACATCTAAGACATTTACTTTCTTCTTAGATATAACTATATCTCCAAGCATATTAACGACTGTAATGTCAACTTTTAATCTACTATTTATGTATATATAATCACTTGTAGGGTTTGGATATGTAATAAGACCATATCTAATCTCTATTATGTCTGTAGGACCTGACCAACCATCTTGACAGTACTCGTATAGACTAACGCAGCCAGAGTCCCAAGCTATATCACAACAATACTCATCAACGTCTATAACCCAAGCAAAGCAATCATTAGGTAAAGTATAGATGTCACCAACAGCACAACCAGCAGAATACTCACACGACGAGTCAGGTGTGTTAACAAGCGGGTCGTAGTTAATAGCAGTCGGATCATTGCAGCCGTAAATAGCATAGATACAAGAACCATTGTCAGTATTAGCATCGTCATCGTAATTGAGTGCGGTACTGTCCATGCATCCATAATAAAAAGGTATACAACTGCCATTATCTGTATTTGCGTCAGGATTAAAATTAAACATTGTCGCGTCCATGCAACCATAAATTACTTCTATACAACTACCGTCGTCTGTATTTGCTAACGGATCATAGTTAAAAGCTGTTGGATCAGTACAACCATAAGCATAATAAACACAAGAGTTATCGCTTACGTTTGCTAATGAATCATAATTCATTGCCGTAACATCCATACAACCTTCAACAACAGCTATGCAAGTATCAGGTGTGTTTGCTAGTGGATTATAGTTGAAAGCAAACTCGTTCATACAACCAAGCACTGTAGGTATACAAGAGCCAACTAACTCTACATTTGCGGCTGGGTCATAATTGAAAGCAGTAGAATCCATACAGCCAACAACGACTAGCGTAGCACAACTACCGTCATCATAATCAGCTGCAGGATCATACTCCAAATATATAGGGTTTGTACAACCCACCAAGTAGTAACAAGTACTATCGTCAGTGTTAGCTAAAGCATTATAGTTTAAAGCTGCTACATCTGTACAACCATAAACTCTTTCAATGCAAGTATTACCGCAGTATGGCTCTCCGGTAATAGGAAAAAACGGTGGTATAGGATTTACAAATCCACCTTCTATATCTATAGCTACATAATCTTCAGAGTATAAACTATAACCACATTGTACTGCGGTAAAGTCTGATTGCTGCGTTATTTCAAATACTGCCCTTACAGGATAACCCGCTGCTAAGTTTACGAAAAACGTAGTATCAAAACCATCTAATAAAGTATATGTACCGATGTCTTGATAATTAAACGGTGGTATTAAACTTGTAGCTTGCGCTAACTTTAAACTAGATCCAGCCCAACCGTTACCAGCTAAATCTGTTAGTTCTAACTCATGCATACAGCTATCAATGTTAATATCTGTGTTAGCTGAGTCTAAGTAATTATATGCTAGTGAGTCTGTACAACCGTAAATCTTTGGCGTGTAACACATACCTGTGTCTGCTGTAGCTGCTATGTCAAACTCTACATAGCTAGGGTCCATACAACCAAACACCGGTGGTGGCGGAGGACAACCTGACGTGTATATTACATCCCATATTTGGTTGCCAAAGTCTGCCATAGGCAATTCCCATAATGTATCTCCACATTGCTCTATATAAACAGAGCCATCATTACCACCCCATAAACTACCTGCAATGCCATCACCATACGTATCATTTAATACAAAGTAAAAGCTATCAACAGGTAAACATATACTAGCGTATTGTGGTTCGTAGTCTATTATATTAGTATATGGCCCACCTTCTAAAAGCGTATCACCAAAGAAAGTCATTATATACCAAGACGTTTCCTGTGGATATTGATCAGGGTTTATAGTAACATTTAAGCTCCATGTGCCAGGAGGACACTGAGCAAAAGCAATGTTAAATAAAAATAAAAATGTAAATAATCTTTTCATTTTAATTCTTAAAGTATTTTTCTATTGCAGAGTCTGTTTTGCTTTTGTTGTTCTTGCCTCCCTTGCCTTCAGTAACAAATTTAGGTATAGGCATTTCAAACCCTTTGTCATGCAATCTCTCACGCTCAAGCGGCAGGTTAGGGAATCCAGGTAACAAATCAAACCCCTCGTCGTTTTTCTTTGGTTTTGGAGTTATATCTTTATTTGTTTTTAAATCTTTTTTCTTTTTCAATAGTTTACCATCTACCTTCATTGGTGAGTTGCCAAACCCACTAAATTTTTTCATTTTAAAAGCCATAATCTTAAAATTTACTTATTATTAATTCGTCTATATATTCTTGTATCTCTTCACGAGTTGCAACCATTTTAAAACTAAGATCTGCTTGAAAACGTTTTACTTCTTCGCCGTCATCAAACACAATGATAGTAGGTACAATAGCAATAGCATATTTCTTTTGTATGTCAGCATCATCAATGCTTAAACTTTTTTTACCAGCGTCTGATAATTTATCAAACCACTCAACATCATTAGCCTCGTTCCAACCAGCGTTAAAATGTATTACTTTTACTTGACCAAAAGCTGTTGCTGCTGTAAACACTAATATCATAATTAGCGCATACAAGTATTTTGCTATACACACTTTCATTATCTGTAGATTCTGTCTTCGATTTTCTCAAGAGTTTCTTTAATCTCTTTAACGTCTTCTTGAGTTGTCATGATAGTGTTACGTATCATTTCATCTTTCATTTGAAACTCCATACGCGTAACTTCTGGAGCCGGTGGCTCAGGAAGCTCTTTAGCCTCAGCAATATCTGCTTGAAGCGTAAACCACATACCAGTCATACTTACTAACACAACTCCTAGAGAAATGATAGTTTCTAAGCTTAATTTTACTTTTGTGTCTTTACCTATTTCAGTTGCCATACTTTAGAAGATTACATAGTTGATACCGCACTTAAAATCGTACCATTCACGATTCCAATACTTATTGTATTTACCTTCAACAAATAAGCCTAAATGCTTATTTATTTTTGTTCCAAATATTAAACCACCTGAGTAATCATACCATTGTCCACCTACAAAATTATGGTATGAATAACTATTACCATCATCATAGTGATAAGGCATTAAATTACCCCAGCTATGTAACCAAAAGTTTTTAGTATAATGATAATAATCAAAGCCAACAACTAAGGACTGCTGCCATTGATTAGGTAGTTCGTTTCTTTTCTTTTCAACATAATTTTCTAATACCTCAGGTATAACAACTTGTTTCCAAACATCAGCGCTTGTTGCTACTATATTACCATCAGGATCTTTATATTCGTTTTCGTATACATCTACTGAATAACCTTCTTCAATAGCTAAACATGTGTAATGTAAGTAGTTATTTTCAAGCTGCCATTGCTCTAGCGGATCAAAGCCGTAAGGCTCGGCTAATCTTTGCACAGCACCCACATTAAACGACAACTTCTTTTTACCTCGCAACCTTAATCTTTGTGTGCTTTCAAAATACTCTATATCTGCAAAGCCATCTTTAACATATTCTACCTTAGCCAACCATTTATTCTTAGCATACCTAATAAAATGTTGTTGATCTATATATTCTATACCTTCTTGTCTTTTATAATCTATTTCAAATAGATATTCAAAAGGCGACAAACCTACACTAGCAGCGTCACCATAAGCAGACTCAGTTCCATCTTTAAATGGTGATGTACCTTCATATTGAAAACGTTTTATTTTACGTATACCCATGACTAGTGAATAATCAAAAGGTGTAAACACTGTATCGTATAATACAGCACCGTCTTGAACAGAGTATATATCTCTATCAGCTAATGATGTGTTACCATTTGCAGCTATATAAAACGTAGAAAACTTAAACGCTTTTTTAATTTGTGAGCAACACTCTTTAGGTACTGCACATGAAGTTAAAATAACTAATAGTATTAAAATTCTAATCATCTTCTTCCTTTAAATTTTTTAGGTTTGTTTTTTCTTTTCTTTGCTCTAAGATCTTTTTCAGCTTGTTTAACTTCTTTGTACGGATCTAGACCTAGACTCCACTGATCCCAACCAAGAGCTAAAGCTACACGTTGCCATGTTTGATTATCTTGGTTAAAAACCTCTTTCATGTTATCTATTTTTCTAAGTAATCTAGCAAGAGGTAGATTTACAGTTGCTTCTGTAATATTACCAACAATACCGTATATAGGATTTTCTAGGTTAAGATTACCCATTTCAGGTATAACATCTCTATTAAACTCATAAGGTTTTAAAGCTCCTTTATAAATCTTTCCAGCTTTAGAACCAATTGGTGGAGATACGTTGAGCGCTTCTAATAGTACGTAAGCGTAATCTGCTCTACCTTCTTTTTCTTTTTGTTTTATAAACTCTCTTATAGTGTTTTTAATAGTAGATATAACAGCACCCGCGATACCAGAACCTCTCAACAAAGTGTCTATACTACCATGTAGTATTCTTCCTGTCTTTTGATCTATTTCATCTTCTTCTGGCTCTTCATCGTCAAATGCTAAAGCAAATATAGCAGACTGTAAGCCTGTAAATATTATATTTTGTAAAGCTCCGTAGTATATAATTCTAGATATATTACTTCTCCAGTCACCGCGTTTGTTAATTAAATCACCCGCGGCTTTTTTAATCAAACGATTATACTGCATAGGCGTGTTAGCAAACGCTAGTATTATACGACCAAGTGACGAAGCTTGTTGTTGTGATATACGATCAGGTCTAGCAGACTGCTGCGTTTCTTCAGCTATTTCTTGAAAGTCTAACATAGCTTGATTTTCAGCTGCTTTTTGATCCATACCTTCTTTAACATACTTTTTAATTCTATTTCTATAGTATGTGGCACCACCAGAAGCAATAGCAAAACTATCTGCAACCTGTGTAGGTGTAAAACCTATTTTAAGTATATACTGAATAGCAGCTTTTGCTTTATTATTAGCACCTGCTACAGCGCTAGCAAGTTCAGCTTCATTTATATTTGTTTGAAGTCCAGCGCGTCTTTGCTTTAAAAAGCTTGAATTAAATAAAAAGCTAAAATCTTTCCAATATTGTTTTTGATTAGCAAAAGCTTTAGCGGCTGCGAATATGTTGTTATCTTCAAAGTTTATAAAGTTAACCGTAGATAACATCTGTAACACAGCGGATCTAGCGTTAAAGAACATGATGGCTCCAACAGAACCGTTAATCCAGTTATTCCAAGCACTTTCTATACGACCCATACCTTTAGCTCGGTTAGTACCGTTTTCCATACGCCAAAGTATGTTTTCTAACGCTTCTCTAAAGTTTGATCCGTATATCGCTTCAATTTTATTTAGATTTTCACTTGAAAATATTTCGTTTTTATTTTCTACCCACTCAGCTAAAAACTTTTTACGACCTACTTTATTAACTACATTTTGAAGATCTGATCCTATACTTTCAACATCCCATTGTTGCCCAGGCTCTAAATAACCTTCTGGTTGATTAGCTATGCTAGCAACAACTTCTGCGTAGTTTTTAAGATCTTGATCTGTCGCAACTACGTTAGTTAACATTTTTATATCTTCTTCTGACAAGCCAGGTATTTCAAAACCAGCTTTATTCCAAAGGTAAACTCTTACAGCATTGTCGTGACTAAAGCCAGTTTTACCTATCATAGTACGTAGCTTTTTAGTGACTTCAGGAAAAGTTTTACGTAACGTTTTATAGTCTTCAAGTATAGTTTGGCGCATACGCTTCATACCTTCGTCTGCTCTAGCAAAAGGATCAATTAAAGCTTTTTTGAAAAACTCTAAGTCTTTGTTACCTTGTTCACCTTTGCCTACAAAATATCTTAATAAACCTGCAAAGTCATCAGCAGACGGTGGTACAAAAAATCTAAACTTACCTATGTTCTTACCACGTTTTTGAGCAGCAACTCTAGAAAAAGTTTTTTCAACACCAACACCTTTGGCGCGTTGAATCATTTTATTAAACTCAATATCTAAGCTTTTACTAAACTTAACTTTAGCCTGCTGAACTTTTGACTTTACATCAAATTGATCTAACATGTTCTTAACAGCTTGTACATTTTTAAGTGCGTCATCTGCAAAGTAAAAATCATTATAGCCATCAGCTACTTTATCAGCAATCCATAAAGCTTTAGCTTCGCTAGTGCTATTACCTAAACCAGTTATATTCTCTAAAGGTATATCTAAACCATTTTCTTTCAAAAACTGCTTAATAGCCGGTGCTGAATCAGCAGGTCTTGCCGTCAATATAAACATGTTTTTAGTTCCAAACTTACCAGCAAGCTTTTTAGCTTTGTTTAATAGTGGAGCAGGCTTACCATCAACAACTTTACTAAACTCAGAAAAATCAAACTTATAACCAAGGTCTGCTAAGTCTTCGTATGTTGCAGCATACTGTTCAGGTGTTAACGTACCTTTTGTTCCGTCAGGTCTTGTAAATCTAATCAAAGACTTGCTAGTAGCTAAAGTATCGTCAAAGTCAAGAACTGTTATACCTTTAGGTTCGTTAACGGTTCTAGAAAATAAAACAGCGTTAGCTAAGGTTTCTTGTTCTTTAGTTCTACTAAACATAAAAGAACTAACGTCTCCTTTTAAATCTAAAGTTTGTAAATATCCTAAAACTTCTGGCATACTATCATAGCCCTGTAAGTTCCTACTACTAGTTTTGCCAAGTTTTTTAAGTATATTGTTTATTTTTTTTGGTAAAACATGAACGTAAGCATTATCTATTATATTGCTTAACTCATCAATGTCCATCTTACCATCAATAACATCTATAATAGCATTGTGCATATCGTTAGCTGTTATTTCATGCTCTAACGTAGTTTTAGATACTGGCATACCTTCAACATAAGCCCCAAGTTTATACAACTTTCTTCCAGGACCTTGTTGTCCGTAAAACATTAACTGTACCAAAGCTTTCTTTTCGCCGTTACTAAGATTATCATCTTTTAACACATCTTCAAATAAAAACTTTTTTGCAAGACCGGCTTGCTCGTTTACTATATCAACATACCTAGCTGGATCTGCTTTTATAGGTGTAACGCTTTTGTATAGATCTATGTCTTTGCCATTAAACATCACCTTTTCACCACTTTGAACTTCCTCAAGACTATAAGGCCTCATTACTTTTTTGCCAAAAACTCGTTCCATCTCTGCTAACAAAGCTCTATTAGTAGTTATATTAAGAACTTTTCCTGATCTAATAGGTCGGCCATAGTTGATTAAAACGTTGGTTATAGTGTTGTTCTGAAACTCAACGTCTCCTTTAGCATCTTTTATTAATTTAGCGTATTTTTTAAAAGCCACTTTTTTAGCAAACGCTCTAACTTTAGGTAAGTAAAATTTATTTATATTTTTCTGTAAGTCTTCAACAGAATTTTCGTCTTGCTGAATTATTTCTGCAGCTTGGTCTCCGTACGCTTCTTTAAACGCAACAGCGTGAGCTTCTCGCAAAGGCGTTCCGTTTTTTAACTCTTCTTCTAGTCTAGCGTATATTATTTCATCAGAGGTGTTACCTAATTCTCTAGCAATGTTTAATTGATTAGCTATATATGGATCTTGTTTTTTACGAGAAAACTTAATATTATTTAAAGCTTTATTATAGTTTACTTCAGCTATACTTTTGCTAAATTTAACAGATCTTTCATAGCTCGGTAAAACGCTTTCACCATTAACTCTTACATCATTGATCTTAAAGTTAGCAGCGTACTCATCTCCAGTGTGATCTACTTCTACTGTAACTTTTTTCCCGTCTTGCGTGCCGTAAAAAGTTTCAGTTGTTGGTCCAAAATCACCATCTACTAATTGTGCGTCTCGCTTGGTCTTTAATACATCTCTAACATTACCTAGATTTAAATCAAAAGTTTTATTCGCTCTAGATAACATATCGGTATTAAGCTTACCGGGTAAACTAGCGGTATTCTCTCTAAGCACCTTGCCATCTTCAGTGAAAGTAGTTTTGAAGGTTCTAACTCCATCGTTACCGCCGTAGTTAGCTTTTTCAAATCTAGTACCAGAAACATACTGACCATTTCTGTACATAGTTTCTTGAGTATCTTCATAAAGATAGTCTCTACCTTCTCTTTTCCTTGTAGACTTAACATGAAGACCGTTTTGCTTGTTACCAGTTTCTTTAAACTCTTGCGTTATTTCTACTTCACCAGTTTCTAAGTTTAATACGCGTTTTTGAGTGTAACCGTCCTTAGAAATAGCGTCTGGAAGATCTTTTCTTAAAAAATTAGTAGCTGCATCTTGTTTATCCCAGTAAGTTTTACGGCCATCTCGAAAGTGAGTTAGTTTACCATTTTGGAATATTAACTTATAACCATCTAACTCTTCGTTAGTCATCTCGTCTTCATTGTAAGATTTCCAGTGGGTATAAGCACCTTTAAGTTCGTTTTCAGGATCAGGTTTTGCACTAACTACTATTTCGTAACCATAGTTATTTTTAACTACCTGAACTGTTTTACCGTCAGCTTCGTGTTTTCTTACTATATTATTTTTCTCCTCTTCAGCTTCTTGTCTACTTCCATACTCGTCAAACTCTACATCATCGTTAAACTCGTACTCACCTTGTCTAGCAATCAAACACCAAGGGTTAGATTTCTTACCCCAGTGAGAGTCAACGATAGCTCTAACAGCTTTCTGACCATCTTTAGTCCACTCAACATCATAAGATACAACACCTTTAGAGAGTTCTTTAGGATTGCTAAGCTCTTTAACGTTGTTAGGATTAATCCTAGCAGCTTTAACTGTTCCAGCGTACTTTTCTATTATTTCATTAGGATTACCAACAGAGAATGGATCTATCTTTTTTATAGAAGCTAATCTTTCAGCTTCAATAACTTTGTAACCATCTTCAGGTAATATTAGGTATCCGTTAGCCATATAGTGCATGGCCATTTTTTCATACTTAGATTTTTTGTTGTTAGGTATGTTATCACCTTCAACAAACTTAAAAACAGACTCGACAGCGCCTTTGATTTGTTCTTCGCTTAAATCAGTTCTTCTTTTAGTTAGTCTGTCTTCATAGGCTTCACGATGCGATCTTGAAAATCTAATATCACTATAAGCGCGAGTGTTTATACCATTTATAGCTAAGCCTATTTCAACTTCAGATACAGTTTTAGAAAACTTAACATCAACTTCTCTACCTATTACAGCTGAAAGCTCCACTAAGTCAGACACATCATTGTCTAAGGCTTCAACGACACCTTCTTGTTGTCTAACTTCCATAAGAGCATCAAGAGCGAGTGTATTAGCCATAGCTTTAGCAAAACCATCTTTTCTAGTACCTTTCAAACCTGATCTAGCGCCAGTTATTGGGTTTACGGCAGGTTGATCTGCGTAAGAAATAAACTCTACCTCAGACGGCATTCTTTTTTTGTAAAGATTTACAGCTTGGCCTTTGTCTATTTTGTTTAGAGCTTCAATAGGAAGTAGATTTTTATTTACAGCATCTTGAACTTCTTGTTTTGAGGTAAGTTTTTTAACAAACGTTGTAAAAATTCTTTCGTTGTCAGGTATTTTTCTTTCCATCTGAACAAAGTCAGCTGTGGATATTGCATTAACTATAGCTTCACGATGCTTCTTTAAGTTTTTAATATATGGCTTAGCGCCTAAAAAGCCTTTTATAGGTTTAAATAAATCACTAGTAAGACCTTTTGTAAAATACTCTTTACGTATAGCTTCTCTAATAGCTACAGCTCTTTCAAATGGATTGTTTATGTTTTGAGTTTTACGGTAAGCTATTAACAAGCTTTTTTTAACAGCGCCTAACACATTGTTATACATTTCGCCACCAGTTTCAAAACCAAGAGCACGTCTAAACTTAGACTGTTTTTTTGCTTTATCTTGTTTTAATTTAGCTTGACCAGTTACAGATAAATCTTCTGTTTCTAACGCTTCTAATCTAGCGTCTGTTTCCGCGGCAACTTGTACTTTAACCTCACCCTCTTCAGTTCTTTCACCTATATCTTTAGCTCTACCTGCGGTTGTTTTATCAACTTTGTATTCTCTGTTATATAATTGCGTTGCTTTATTTTCTATTTGTGAATTTAACCAAATAAATAAATCAGCACTTTTATTTTCAGGATTAAAACGTTTAGCATGCGGAGTTAGTTCTGAGTATACTTTCTTAACAAAGTCAATAGGTACTGTTTCTCCCTTGTATTTAGCAGCTATTAAGTTATCAAGATAACCTTCGTTTTGTATTTTCTTGTATATATCATTAAACTCTGCATCAAACATTTGTTTACCGATGCCTTCGCCAAACTCTTTAGCTTGCTCAACAAAGCTTTCACCAAGTAAACCTTCTGTACCAAGCTTTCTGACTTGCGTCTCAGCATTTGCTTTTTCGGCAGCAGTCATAGATTTTCTAACCGCGGTAGTCTTTGAATCCTTACCTTGCTCAGCAAACTTTGTAATTCTTTTGCTACGCTTGCCTTTTTTAATAGTCTTATGGTATGTTTTTAAAAAGTTATATACTTGCCTAGCGTTTTCAAATTCTGCTCTTCTACCAGCAACTCTTAGAACGTCTTCAGTCATGTTAAGAGCTCTGTTAAAAATATTTTCGTTAAAAGATATTTCTCCTTTATCTACAGCATCTGAAAAGTAAGTAAACATTTCTTCAGAAGTAAAAATATCATCGCCAAAAATTTTAGTTTCATCAAATCTATTTCTAACAGCTGCTTTTTGATCTTCGTTTAGTAAATTAAAGAAGCTTTTATTTAAATTCTTTTTTTGCTCTGTAGTTAAGTTAGTATAAGTGTTACGTATAACCCTATGTAAAAACTCATGACTAGCCACAGATACAGCGCCTTTTTGTTTAGCTACTATTTCGTTTATAATCATTACTTCAGAGTTAGGATCATAATAACCATCAGCTTCTGTAATATCGTCTGTTCTACCGGTTAACTCTTCATATCTTTTTTGAGCAGCTTCAACACCGCCGTTTTTTTCGTTATAAACTTCAATTTTTGCGCCAATTTCATCGGCATAAGCCTTAACATTGCCTAAATAAATATCGTAAACTTTAGACTCTACGCTAGCGCCTATTTCATCTATAGTTTTTTGTAATTCATCAAATTGCCCTTTAAGTAAAGATTTTTTTATTTTATTATCTGTTCTAAAATATTCTCTTCTTAGCTGGTTTTGCTTGCCTATAGCCTCAACATGATTTTGGAGCTCTTCCTTACTCATGTTTTGTATCTTAAGCTTGTTGTTTCCTTTTATTCTATTAGTTCTAGATCTTAACTCTGCTAACTTTTTTTCTACTAACTCTCTACTAGCGTCATCTGTTGTTCTTAAATCTATTTGTGACAACTCGTTGGCTTCTTCAGCTATTTTTGATAATAAAGCTTGATCGTTATTATTCATCAAAGTGTTATAAGCTCTTTCTCTAGCTTTTGGATTTAGCTTATTTATTTGACCGGCAGTTGAAATAGTTTTACCTACCGCACCTCCTACAATAAAAGTATCTACAAGCCTATGTATTAACTGTAGTGGATCGACTTCTCTTCCTAAAGAAATATTATCCCAATAAGTGCTAATTAGCTCTGTTGCGGTTTCAGCAAAACCCTCAGTTAAAAACCCTCCAAGAATTTTTTTACCACCACCTATGACTCCTTCTGTCAGAAACTCTTTCGCTTGTTGCGCGGTAGTTTGATCGTTTATAAATCCAGCTCTTTTCAAAAGCCCTCTTGTCATAATTTCAAAGCCAGCTTCAATAGCACCATTTACACTAGCATTTAAAAGCAGCAAACCCGTATTTGTGTCTTCTTCAGCAGCAAACAACTCTTCTTCAAACTTGTTACCAGAAGTGCTAACACCTAACGCAACCATACCCCAAGGACCAAGTCTAGCAGCTACTAATGATGGTATAGCCTGTATCATTCCATCAGTTGTTTTGTCAGCGGCACCTACATAGTTTCCATCTATTAAATCTTGAGCAATACCACTGTCAGATGAAGTTATTCTTTCCTCAAGATAATCTGACAACATATCTAAAGTTTGAGCTGGATTTTGTTGACCTATACCAATAGGCATAGTTTTATTTCTCAAATATATAGCTTGTTTCTCAGGCATAGTTAGTTCATCACCAAAAAGCTCTCGAGTAAAAACTTCTATATTAGTCGATATACCATTTGCATAGTCAAATATACCGCCAAGAGCTTCAGTCCAAGCGTAAGCTCCTAGTATTGCTTTTTCTTTAAGATTTTTGAAAGTGTTTTTATCTAAATTTACTTCTTCGCCTTTTAATTTAGCGTCTAAAACAGTTTCTAAACCTCCAGTAAAAATGGGCGTATCTACTTCATCTAAGCCCTTGATTTTAATATCAGGTTGTTGCACGACAAAAGGATCAACATTTTTACCAAGAAAAGTGTTTTGATTTTTTAGCTCTACAACGTTTTTTTGACTTTTAAGCTTATCATAATAAACGTCAAAGTCAAGACCTTGTTTTTCGGCTTGACCTTGTAGTTCTTCTAAAGTGAATTCTCTACCTTCTACTTCAAACATATTATTCGTCTTTATCTACTTCTAATGGATTTTTTTCTTCAGACACTGGCTCAGGTAGATCAACCTCACCACCAAAGGCTTTTATCACTTCATTAACAGGAGTTACTTCAAAACCTATTTTTTTATAATATTCCTCACTCATAGAAGCCTCAGAGGCTTTAGCTTGTATGTAACCATCGCCTATTCTAACTAAAGTCATACCATAATAAGGTAAGTTTATTCTTTTGTTACCGGCTTTTAATTGCTTAACTATCTCTGCATCTATTCTTGCTTTTTCCTGTGCACGACTCGGGTTTCTTGTTTGTTTTCTCAAATACTCAGAGTAGCCATCACTGTTTGATTGATCAACCATACTTTTTAGTACAAACTGTTGGATATAATCGGTAGGAGGGTTTTGAGCTAGTTCTAATATTTTTAAATTATAAGAGTCGCCAGCAGCTACAGCTTTGTTATCTTTAACCTCTATACCTTCATAGCCAGGCATACCTAGTTCTATTTGCTCTGCTATATAATAATCTACTATCTTACTATTACCGCTATAGTCTCCAATTAAACCACCTAAAAATAAATCTTTAGCAAAATCTTCGTCTTGTAAAAGTGCGGCAACTCCGTTTTGTACTTCAAGAGCGCTAGGCCCTACTGCATTACCATTTTTGTCTATTTGTAAATCTGTACCTTGTAAACCTAATTGCTTTGCACCGCTATTTAACGTTACTAAAGCGTTGTGAAGTTCATTGCTTCTACTTTTAACATCTACAAGGTCATTAACATTAAACTCTTGGCCTTTTAAATCTCTATAATAAACGCCGTCGTTTCTGTACTGTATTCTTTTATAACCTTCTTTACCAACAAACTCTAATAAAGCATTTACATGTGCTGGATCTTGTCCGTGTGCTAAGCCTTGCTTTATAGCGTTTATACCTTTATCTCTATACGCAGCTAAAGAGGTTAGGCTATTATTAACTATAGTAAATGAGTTTTTAAGAACATTAAACTCTTTTTCAAGCTCTATGTATTCTGCGCTTGTTTTATTGTGACCCATCTTTCCTAACTGCTTAGATATTTGTCTCATTTGCTGTTTTTGATCCATCATCCACTCTGTAAGTAAACCTCTAGCCTCTGCAGGAACTACTTCTGCTGAAAAATCATCAGGCATGCTTGATAAAAAGCTAGCTGAAGTTGCTTCTGCTACAGCCATCCTATTAGTAAAATAATCAACTAAAGGCGTAAGAACCGCGTCACCGTAATCTATAGAAGCACTAGCAAGCTTTGCTGATGTCAAAGCAGCCATACCACTAGAAAAATCTATTTTTTTTTGTTTTTTAGCCATTATCATTCATCGTTAAATGCACCATAAAAACTGGTAACTGGTTTATAATCGTAATTTTCATCTTCCACTTCGTACGTCTGTGGTTGTTGATTGTCTTGAATACTGAAAGCAGGTGGTTGATCGTTGTAAAGCGACCCAGAAAAGCCTTGACTACGATCTATATTATTTTCATTTTGAACATTAGTTGTGTTATCTTTCTGTTGTTCTGTTGTAGTTGTTTTTGTTATTTTATCGTCAAGACCTTGAGCGCCTATCGCTCCTAGCTGTGTAGCGGTTGAAAAATCTTCTTGCGCAGCTTGTCCAAATTGTGCAGCTTGAGCATATTCTCCAGCTGCTCTATACATTTGCATGTTCATGAGCGCTGCGTCTCTATTAAACTCTTGCTGTTTAACACCTCTATCAATAGCTAGTTGAGCACCAGCAGCTCTTTGTTGTAGCTGAAACTCTTGTTGTGCCATCCTACCTTGTAGCTTAGCCGCAGCTGCAGATCCTTGCTTAGCAATAGATGTTGCTAAAGCAGCGGTAGCACCAGCCCCAGCAACAGGGGCTAAGTTAGCTAGTATATCAGCAGCTTGCTGTGTTTGTTGATTAGCAGCTACCTCTTGGGCTTTTGTAGTTACATCTATATCTTCGTATGGATTCTGAACGCGAAAATCGTAATCTCGCATTGCTTGCATTTGAGTTTGAAGCTGATCATCTAGCTCTTGAGCTTTGATTAGAGACTCTTTTCTTTTTATATTATTGCTAATGCCAGAGCCAATTTTATATAAAGCCCCGGCTATCATAACAGCCTCCATCACCCATTTATTAGGAGAATCTTTTTTTAACTTATTCATTTTATATTAAAATATATGTTTAATAATTACACTTTTAACACTCTATTTACTACTTTCTTCTACTTGTAATCCAATGCTAAACAACTCCGCTCTTTCAGTAGAGTCATTTACAAATTTAACTTCTGCATAATATCCTTTTATTGAAGCTAAGTTTACAGAATTATCTTTACTAAAAAATATATAACTACCACTAGTGGGTAAAGCTATAATATTTGTTACTGTTACTTCTATATTATACGTTCCAGAAAACCCAGAAATAACCCCTAACTCAACAACATTATTTAAAGAACTAGTTGTGTTAAAACCACCGGTGCTAGCTACAGAGTTAACTGTATAAACAGTATCTCCAACTTGTACTCCTGTTAGTTGGGGATCTATAGAAAAAGGTAATAATATTGTTGTTGCCATTATGCTATTAATAATTCAATTATTGCAAATACGTTAGGGTTATTTCCGTGCACTACTTTTAAATTTAAACCAAAAAACGCGGTGCTAGGAAGTGAGCTTATCTGTACAGTAAGCATACCATTAGATACACTACAGCCTGCTAAATCAGCAGTAGTAAAAAATGATGGATGACTAAAAGTAAGAGTTGGCGTTGATATATCTTCATTAGCTGATAAAAATTCAATAACAGCTGGCGCTGAAGATGCTGGTCCATAATTTATAGGTATTTCTACTATAAAAGGACCTGAGGAAGGACCGCCAATAGTCACCCAGTTTTGTGGATCAATATTAAATCCAACATGATCTACAATTTGGTTACCATTAGGATCAAATATCTCTTGAGAATTATCGGGTACTACGTTTTCGTGAATTGTATTAGCAGCTATAACAGCATCATCCCACAAAACATAAGGAGTTTCGCTAGGTTGAGTCATTACTATATAGTCTGAATTACCTGTATTACCAGGAATAGCATCTCCAGCAACTGGGCTTGGGTGATCTGAGTGAAAAACACTTAAACCAATATACCTATCTGATAAAGTAAAGTTTGGCTCTAAAACAAAACTATTAGACCCTGAGGTAGAAAAATTATATTGTACATTAGCTAAAGGACCCGTAGTAGCTCCAAAGTTATTTAAGTTAATATTAGTTAGCCAACTAGCGTTTATAGCACCTGTTTGAGATTGAGCCGCTGAATTATCTGTAAAAAAGCTTGCGATAACAGTTGGTGTTGATCCATTAGCTCTAATAGTTGGCATTAAATTCATTGAATTAAATGTTGTTTGTACAGATGGTAATATCAACTGATTACTAGCGTACCAAAATGCTCTAGGCTCTGCTGTCTGCTTTATTACAACCGTATCGTCTGGCTGTTGTGCTAGCGCTGTAGGAGGTCCTCCAAAAAAAGTTGGAGATCCATTTAAGTTACCCGGATAATTAGGATTGTGAGGATTAAATCCATGTAGGGTAAATTCTCTGTCAACAGGAAACGAAGCTTGCCAACCACCAACGCCACCAACAGCGTAGTTATGAGTCATATCTACAGTAACTTTGTAATTAACATCGTTAGTAAAAACAGACTGTGGTGGTGGTGGGTTAAATTGAGTATAATAAGGTACCTCGCGCTCTATAGTAGGTGTTGTTTGATTCCAACCATTACTACCACCAGGTTGGATTGTCCCTACAGTAGATGAAAATTGTATATTTTCATACCACTGTGGATAAACAAACTCTTTTCCTACATTATTGTAAACACCATTTTGTTGAGTGCCATGATAACCTATACCATTAGAAGTTTCTGCGTCTGTGTTTGGTATTTTTATCCAAAAAACTTTAGGTCCAGCTGTATGATCAAACACTATATCAGTACCCGCGTCTGGATAAATTCCATTAGTAGCGCTGTTAGCGTCTTCTTCATGAAACACTAAAGTATTAGCAGAAGCCACATACATTGTTGGTTGAGTAACAGTTACAGGATCGTTTGCAGATAAAACAGTTGGATCGTCTGGATGTTGAATACTAAATTCAGCTGTTCTAGAAGCTCCTGAGCTATTTACATCTACTGAAAAATCAATTACAGCAGATATGTTTGTAGAATCATAAGACACTCCGTTGATAGTTATCCATGTTGGAGTAGTGTTTGTAGCAGTATCAACAACTGTAAAGTGTGTTGAATCAAAAGGTGTAGGTATTCCAAAAGCATTGTTATAATCTACAAAAATTCTAGCACCACCAGTAGTATTATCTATACCAGGACCTGGTAAAGAGTATAAGTTTCCAGTTAAATCGTTAACATAAAACTGCGAGCTATTGCCTTGATAAGTAGGATCAGCATACCAAGTTTGTACGTAGTTGTTATTTGCGTCTGGCATGAATAAGAACCAATCTGCCACAGCTGTTATTTGAGCACCTACGTTTTGAGTTAAAGTTATAGTGTCTGTTAAGTTAGGATCTGCGTCAGAAGTAATTTTTATATCACAAGATCTAGCTGACGTTGAATTATTGTTTTGAAAAGTCACCATTACTAAACTGCCACCTTGATTTAAAGGATCATGAATAACCTGCGTAACTTGTATATCTGTGGCTGGAGAAAAATTATTATTTAAAATACTAGCTGTAAAAGTACCAGAATTACTATTAACACCAAATGTAGAAGTATTACCAACAGGAGATACGTTTACAGCAGTTCCTAAAGGAGTAAAAACACCATTATTATAATTAGCATATTCTAACACAGCAGGAGATGTTGGCAGCACAATAGTTATATCGTTATTGTCGTCAACTGGAAAATTGCTACCTGATATAATTTGATAATCGTAAGCAACGCCAGCGCTAGCGCTTATTGGATCAGAAACGTTAGATGTTAAAGTGTAGTTTTGAACTTCGCCATTTACTAAACTAATAGTAATAGGTATACCAGTATCAAATATATGAGCTCCAGCATCGAACTGAAAGTTTATTAAATCATCATCAAAAGCTGCTGGTATAGAAGCTGTAAAAAGATATTCTAGCTGATTAGGCGTTGAATTAACAAGCGTTAATAACCCGTTTACAACACCACCATTATTTGGATCAATATTGTAACTGACAGTCATTGGATTAGAGCCGCCAAACATACCATTAGGAGCAGTTGATGTTATATTAATATTAGCTGAGTACTGTATTGGCAGTAACACTCCAGAAACTCCTGATATATTTACAGTGTCAAACGTATATTGAGTTAGAGCTACGCTACCATCTAAAATAAATGTTGCTATAACTTCATTATTAGCAGCATAAGGCGTTGTGCTGTCTGCGAAAGAAACACTCAACACATTACTAGGAAATACAATAGAGCTTATGATCGCATTAAAATCAGCAGCGGCAATACCATATCCAGGTTCAGGAAGCATAAAAGTCGTTACAGGAGTAGGCACGACAGTTTGATTGGCGTGATGAGATGCTGTTGGTGTGTAAGATGGATCATTGTCTGCGTTGTTTACAAATAAACTATAACCAAAACCTTGTGAACTAGGGCCACCGTTATTTGTGCTTCCACTAGGTGCTGGTAAAGGATCACTGCCAGGCGCTAATGTTGCGTCAGCACTTAAGTTAGCTATACCTTGAACAGAAAACTCGTTAAAATCTAAATTACCATCAGCGTTACCAGTAGGTGTACCGTTTGAATTTGTGAAAGTAGTATCTATGCCCTTTATATAGTTGTACCATTTACCTTCTTTCTCAATAAACTCGTCAACATCACCTTCTTGCATATCGGTTACTATAGACTCGACATGCCAGCCATTTTTAGCTATTTCGTTATAATACTCATTATCATTGTATGTTACGCCACCAACTACCTCATCTGTGAATTTAACTACTTTGGATTGTGTTCCTTCGTAATTAACAGCTTTAAAAAGTTTAACAGCAGAAGATACTTCATTGAATATATCTGTTATAGAAGAATTATTATCAGTACCATAAAAGTTGCAATGAGTTTGTGTTAAAACATCTGGATGATGTAAAAAGCTTAATCCATTTTTAAAAGTATAATACTTATTAGATAATGTTACACCAGACTCATATATAAAAGACTTAAAACTAGTCCAACCTTTTACGTTTTCTTTATAGCCTAAATTATACACATTTTTAGAACTACCTGGATTTGTTAACTCATGTATTACTACGTTATACTCGTTTTTCTTCCCATCATAACTACCTATAATAGCTCTAGCATCTTTTAAGTGATCGTTAAACCAATCTTTCATACCAGCTTCTGATATTGGCGTTATGCCATCTCTTGATAATCTACATATAGAACCTCTGTTTTTATCTGCAAAATATAATCTATACTCTTCAGCAGCAAAAGACTCTGGATTTGTAGATATTCCGTACTCACCTAAATAAGGAACAGCTTGTCCTAATACATTTTTTGAAGCAATAAGTTGTTGCTTGCCGTCAGCGTTAAATATAGCGTCTTTACCACTAGATAATATTCTTAAAACTTTGTTTTCACAAAAAGTAACAACATCACCCATTCTAGCGTAAAGCTTTTGAATACTACCGTATTCTGAGTTTACTTTTTTAACTATATCGTCTGCTAACAAAAACTCGTTAAATCCAGTACCTGTTTTACTATTATATAAATTAGAAAATATAATGCTATTAGAAACTCTAGTTTCTTTATAATCTAAATCTTGTATAGAAGACTCAAAACCACTTACTTTACCAACGTTTGTATATCTATATACAGTGTCAGTATTAAAGTCGTCTAATATTCTATCTGATTCTACTCCATTTCTAAACGATATAGCGTTCCACCATGTTAATCCTATAGGAATAGAAGGCGTGAAGCTAGTAGCGTGAGATAAAGCTCTACAATATAACATTAGCCCGTCGTTATAAACTATTTCTAAAGACGTAAAACCTTTTATAGGTCTTAAAAAAGAAACTATACTGTTAGCTAATTGCCCACTATTAAAACCTGCCGGAATACTAGAAAGCTCTATCTCAACTAAGCCTTCTAAAGATCCGTTAGCAGACCAGTTTTGATTTATATTATCAAAGCCGGTTGCTCTAGCACCTCTAACGTTTGCAACACTTAAGTTTAAACTGTTGAAATCATCACAGGTTTGCGAGCCTAAACTTGCGTTAAACGGTGACAATAAGTTAACTACATCTCCAAAGTTTACATATTGATAGCAAACGTCATCAGATATAGTTATAGGATATGCTTGAGATGCTTCGTAAAATAAATCTAAATCAATTATTTTTTGTTTTCTAACTTCAAAAACAGCGGCTTGTTGTGATAAAGTGTCAGCTCCAGGATTAATAACATTTCCAATAAAACTTAAAAACGAAGGGGTAACTTTAATTTTAACAAAAAATTTACCGTTAACATCTTCAAAATCTGCGTTTAATAAATCTACTCCGTTTATAGAAAATCCAGTAGAAGTTCCTGTTGAGTCAAAACCTTCAGCAGCGTTATCTACAATATCTAAAACCCTAAACTTAGCATCGTCATCTGATACCGCTTGATTATTACCGTGCTCTTTTTTAAGAACTAAAAAGTCATTTTTTTCTATTTTACTCCTGTCTACAGAATTAAAAGAAAGCCAACCGTAATCAGTAGCTTCAACAAACGAAGTCTGCGTTGACGTTGGGTTATTTCCTACTGTTACTAAAGTAGGATCTAAATCTACTGGATATGCAGAACATAAAGTAATATTGTAAAATTCCGGAGCAATTTCTTTAACATATATTTTATAATAATCAGCCCAGCTAGGCGCATTGCTATTTATACTAGCTACTAATGTATTTACAGTGCTAGATTTACTTTTAGGAATTAAAACGCTATTATTTTCGTCAACTAAAACAGGGGTTTCTCTACCGTAGTAGTCGCCATAAACAACTCCCAGTTGATATTTTTGATCAGACTTTACGGATTTAGAAGGATTACTTATTTCTAAATTCGGATTTGCCAACGAAGGCGTAAGATCTGTAATTTGAATTGTAGGAGAACCAGCGTTGCCAGAATAGTGTGGGTTAAAACCAGTTATATAAACTTCATCTATATCTTGATTTTGATCTGTAATTTTACAGTCAAGATGAATAATTACATAGAACTTGTCTGCAGAAGAAGCTTGCACGTTAAATGCTTCTAAAACACATGCAGCAACTTGAAGCATGTTATCTTGATGTGGAACTTGTGTGCTAATACTGTGGCTGTTTTCGTTATTGTTATTGACAGCAGAATCATTATAAGAAGCTAACTCATTTTGAACTCCACCAGCAGTTTCGTGTATCAGCTTTATTTTTAAACTATTTAAAGTAAAACCTTGAGAGTCTACTTGATTACCAGAGTTGTCATAGTAACTAAGGAATATGAGAGGATCTACAGAATAACTTATATTATATGATTTAGTTTGCCCAGGATTTGATAGTGTAGGAACTACAAACGATTGCTGATTAAAATCCCAACCTCCTACACCATCTATTATATCTGCTTGCTCAAAACTTTGCCTATAAAATAGTGTGTTATTAAAGCTAACAGTTGAAGCAGGACTATTAATATTAAAACTTTGCAAAACAGGGCACGCAGAGTTACTAAGATAGTTTAGTATTAAAAAATCACCATTACTAGTTGTTTCGTTTCCAGCCCTAGTGTAAGGAGTATCCCAGCCTATACCAGCGTTCGCTGTGTAATTAATTACCCAAGTTGAGTCTGGCTCACCAGAGTCAATAGTGATAGAAGTGTCACCTACAGCAGATGTGTTAAATGCAGGAGCAGCGCTTAAACCAGTGCTTATGTGTGTGTTTTGAGTTACTATAGATATTGGCACGCCACCTTGGTCTAGCAAATCGTAGCCTTCTACATAATTTCCATATAATACTCTAGAAGCGCTAATGTCTTGTGCTAACGCTTTTCTAGGAACGCCATCAAAAGTTCTTAATTGCTGTTTTGTTGGCAAGGTTGTACCAAATATAGATTCTGAAACAACAACAACTCCTTTGTTTTTACCTCCTAAAAATTGTTGAGAAAACTCAACGTCTGTTCTTTCTATATTTCTAAATATGATTGGGTTTTCAGAGTTACTACTTTTAAACACTAACTCTATAGCTTTTACATCATTAGGAATACCGTGTTCTACAAAATCATATACGGTTATCTCATTTATAGAGTTTACCATTCCTTCGTTAACACCTGTTTCTGGGTTGAATTGAAAAACTTTAGGTAAAAATACAGCTTGAGAATATGGTGCTAGAACGGATCTTTCGCCGTTTTTAAACTTGTATCTATAAGAAAAAAAGTAAAACGCATCTTCATCTATGTTTTTGTCTGCTGAAGCATAACCAACCCACTCTTCGTCTTGTGGCGGTGAGCTAGGGTCAATAACATAATTAGAACTAACACTTAATACTTCTATCTCAAACGAAGTACCGCCTGGAATACTAGGGTCGTAGTTAGATACAATAGACGGAATTATTTCTACAATAGCGGTAGCGCCTGATATTGAGCCTATAAGTTCAACAAGGTCACCAACTTGCCAGTCTACAGGTGTGCCTGTTGTTATTTGTATTACGTTAAGACCATTATCAATTACCGCAGCGTTATCTAACGCAACACCTCCATCGTGTAAAGAAAAATCACTTCCGTTACTATCACTAACAGTGCTAACTACATTACCTCTATTAGAGAAAATTGTAGATGATATTTTAGGAGCTAATCTAGGTGATTTTTTAATAGTAGTTATATGCTCTTCTTCTAAATGCCTACCTCCACTAGCTGTTGATACTACAGAGTGATTTTGAATATTTCTAAATAAATTAGATTTTTTAAAATCTTTTAAATATATTTTTTTAGGTTCGTTTCGATTGTCAGTATAAAATAATATTCCGTCAACAAAACTTATACCAGTAATAATATTGTTTATAGGCGTCTGAGATGAAGGCGTGCCTGTAGTGTTAGACTCTACTTCAACGCTTCCTGGTAAAAAGTTTAATATTCTATCTGCTGTATATCTCCAAACATAGCCTAAATTAGTATGTGTATTTATGTTCCATAATGTTCCAGATATTGGTACTGTAGTAGAAACGGTTACGTTATTTGCAACTGTATCATAGTGTATGTTTGTAACAGTTACTCTATCGCCAGCGCCATAAGCACTATTACCTGTAGCTGGATTGTATATTTCAACCCTCATACCAACTCTTATACCTTTAGGTCCATATAGATCTTGACCATTAAATGTTCCAACAACAATTGTATCAAAATCCCCACTTTTCAATATTCCTAAATTAGCTTGATCTCCTTTAGACTTATGTCTCACCTCGTAAACATCTACGACTAGTGGAAAAGTAACGCCAGTTTCTGAACTAAAATCTGGCTCAAAAGTAGTTATAACATCAGATTTAACACCTGTTTTAACAGTGTATCCACCAACTACCTCGTCTTCAAAATCGCTAGCTAAATGTATAAAATTAAAAACATTTTTAGTAGCTTCATCAGAGTAAGAACCAACTGTTGTAGCGTTTGATGAAAAAGAACTCGTCATAAACGCATTGCCAACATGATCTAAATCTGTAACTTTAACATTACCTTTAATGTTTTGTACAGCTCCTGTATTAGAATCTTCAGAAGTAGATATTTCTATATTTAAAGCGTCTCGATATTCGCCGTTAGGTACTAGACGTTCATCAAGATCTTTATTCATTCGACCTTTTAGAAAATTATGCTTTAACTCTGGCATATCTTAGTGTTTAATATGTTTAGAGCTTCCTCTAAGTATTTGTGTTATTTCTTCTAGCTTGATATTTGATAATCTAAGCTTTGCTTTTCTTGTTGCTGCTATTTTTTCTTTACGTAGTCTTTGTACTACATATTCTGGAAAGCCAAATCTATTAGAAGTAATTGCATAAGCTATGTGCTTATACATTGCTTCTTCTGCAAATTTATGAACCTTCATTTCTGCTTCTGTGCCAAGACTATCACTAATGTACTTTAAAGTTAAAGTTAGACCGTTTATATTAGAGCTAAAGTGTATAAAGCCTCTATTGTCGTCAATATAAAAAGATCCATTAGTTTGAGCATATTGAGGATCTAAACCAAATCTTGATCCATCTATATAATCCCAAGTGTCATCGTTATAAACGTTTTGATTAGCCGTAGGCGTGTGCGAGTTATAGCCGTCCCAAGTATCAGAGTCTGTATTTAATACTAGTTCGTTACCAGTAAACTCATAAAACGGAGCTACGCCAGGTGTGGTTGTTTGCGCGATATTAGATGGATTACTAGTTATTCTAGCTGGATACAAAACTAATTCTATACCAGCGGTATCTACTCTAGTAACTTTAACATAGTTTACGTAGTCTTGAGGAAGTGGCATTTTTAAAGTTGATGGCACTACTATTTCGTAAGCTTTAGTAGATTTGAAAGTATCAAAGCTTAATTCTTGCAAAGCTCTTTGAGCGTGAAAAGCAATATCAAGTCTACTCACTTTTTCAATAAGTTTACCTTCTCCTACGTATATAACTTGAAACGCATTTATAATATCTTCTAAAGAAGTGAATTGATAATTACCTAAGTCACTACCTCCATAATACGATGCTCCTGTTGTTGCGTCTAATAAACCCATTTACTACTGTTTTTCTTGTTGAATATCTTTAATTTCTTCGTTGCTAACAGATTTAAATAAGCCTATATCTTTAATAGCAATACCTGCTAAAATTAATATTCTGTTAACTAGGTTAACCTCTTCACTTTCATGCATATCAAAGTTAGTACTTGTGCTAGCGTTGTACATGGCTTTACCAAGTATAACATTGTATCCCCAAGAAACATCAGTAGGTGTTTTTATATAATCGATCTTAGAAATAGATCCGGTTGTGACTTCTGATGTAACACCTGTAGCATCTATATATATTTTAAAGCCAGTAGGTGTTTCTATATAAACAGGTCTGTTAGCCGTCGGCCTAAGAAGCGGTTGTGATTTTATTAGACCAAACTCTTTCAACGATATTCTACTACAAGTTTTCTCGTTATGTCTAACACTAGAAACTCTATAAAGATCAGTTGGATAAGTCCATACACCACTAGCGTAAGTTGGAAGCGTGTGATCAAAAACTTCAAAAGCACTTATCTTTTTGTCGATTATGTCTATAGGATCAACATAAGCATCCTCATGGCCTCTTCCTCTACTGAATTGATTTTTATCGTAAAAATATTGCTCAAATAGATCCATCTGAGCTTGATTAGCGAGTATGTTAAAATCTTGCGGAGTAATATATCCTCTCTGTTCTTTGTTTGCTATAGATAAAACTCTTTGATATACTGTATTTATATTTACCGCCATTTAAATATTTTTTTATAGTTAAGCAACCACCCTATAACAGAGTGGCTGCTCTACTATAAGATAATTACGCGTTAAATCGCTTTTCTATGTTGGAGTAAATCTCCATACCTTCATCTGTTTTAAACCAGTTTGCTAAAGCAGTGTAAGGATGTTCTTCAAAAGGAACTGTCATTAATTTTCTACCAGTTGAAGCCCAAGAGAAAGTTCTTTGGTCATCTGATAAATCAATAATTCCTTGCTCTCTTGCTTTAATACCAAAGTTTCTAAGATGAACGTTTTCATCATTAACTAATTCTAAGAACAAGGCAGGATTTTTCTTAGCAAATATAAGTAAATCTCTTTTAAGCTCTTTAGAACTAACCTCTGTAACTCTAGAACCCATTTCTACACGCATAACAGCTTCAGCTGTATCTATGTCTAAGTTTCTAGCAGCCATCAAAGCATCAACTTCTAATTCTAATAAATCAACCTCTTTAGCAGCTCTTGCTACAGGCTTGTATTCTTCAAAAAGTTGATCTCTATGTGGGTGGTACAACGATAATAGTTGCTGTAATACAACTTTGTTTCTAGGAACGTGAAGTGATCCATTTTGGAATATAATATGTTCTAACCTTTGATCACCTTTCATTTCGTCAACAAAGCAAGTTCTCTGATTAGAAGTATATTTCAACTCTCTTTCGTAACCTTTTTCTTCGTCAAACCAAAAAATATTACTACCTCTAACTAAATAAGTTAATGGAGTTTTACCATTTTTTAAGTAGTACATTCTGTCTTTAATCTCCCACTCTGGTTTCTTTGGTTGTGCTTTTTTAACAACAACCTCTTTCATTTCGTTAGTAGATTTAATCTCAGGCTGTTCTACCTCAGCTTTTGTTTCTTTTTTCTTTGCCATAATATAATATAATAAAAAATTAAAAAAAAAGATCGAGGACCGAAGCCCTCGACCTTAATCAAATATTAGTTCATCAACATGAAGTTGTTAGCTCCTTGTGTGATTAAACATCTTTCAGATAAGTAGTGAACTTGCATTACGTCATCTCCGATAGTTGCAGCACCAACAGAACCAGTGATCCAAGACTTCATTCTACGATCATCAGTTTGTGAAGCACGGTAACGTACGTGTAAGAAAGGACGCTTAATGTTTCTACCTAACATTTCATCATAAACAGATGAAGTACCAGCAGGGATAATAACTCCGCGGATGTTAGTAACAGTATCATTAAGAGCACCACGAGTTCCAGCATCGTTCAAGTATTTGAAGTCAGACTTGTAGAAGTCGTAAGAACCACGACGGAATCCAGAGAATCCTAAGTTCAACGCCATATCTTCGTCATTTTCAAATACTCCGTAAGAAGTACCACCAGCACCGTAAGAGTTCATAGATGCTAACATATCGTCAATAGCCAAGCTAGTTGAACGATCTAAGAACATCATGTTTTCTTCGATAGCACCGTTTTGATCAAACACAGCTAAGATAGCGTCAAATTCAGCTAAATCAGTAGCAGCAGTAAATCCAGTAACACCAGTTGTTTGGTGACCTCTAGCTTCGATTGCAGCGAATAAACCTTCAGTACCAGCGTCAATACCAGTAGTAGAAGCACCTAATCCTAAACCAGTGTTCTCAACAACAGAAGCAGCAGCAGCAAACTCAGACTCCATCATAGACATTTCTAAGTAATCAGCAAAACGTGAACGAGTATCACCTTCAGCTTTTAAGTACCATAAATATCCGTTTTGTCCAGCTTCACCAGCAACTTCAATCCAACCAATTTGAGCAGTATCAGATCCAGCAACCTCGAAGAAGTCTTTTAGAATGATGTGCTTGTTTTGGTGAGAAACAAAGTTTGGAGAGTTAGCAGAGCTACGGCCAGCTGAACCTTTTGCAAATTCAGAACCATAAACTAAGATACGGTATGCTTCAGCACCTGCACCATCAGAGAAACCAGCAGTGTCAAAATCAGCAGCAGCGTAAGGTAAAATCTCTATGTTGTTGTCAGCAGCATTAACCGCGTTAACGTAACCTCTTAATGTAAGAGTAGAGTTAGAAACTAAAACTGTGTCACCAACACGGATACCGTGAGTACCTGCAGCAATAGCGTTTCCATCCACGTCATTGATAATTGTAAATCTGTTATCAGAAGCGTCGTCGTTACCACCTACAGCATCTTCACATGTTGCAGTGTATGCTAAGTGTAAACGTCCTTGCTCAGACCAAACAACTCTATCACTCATTGATGGCTCTTCTGCACCAACTTGAGCTAAGAAGCCTGAAATTGTTCTTTTACCGTAAACCTCAGCTTCTTTTTCCATAAGGTCTGGTAAGTACTGCTGTGCCCAACCTTCAGTTGCAGCAGTTGTAAAGTCGATATAGTTAGTCGCTAGCGTCACTTGCCTTGGAGCCGCGTCTATACCATTTGCACTTGTAATTGCCATTTGTATATTAATTTAAATGGGTTAATAATTTATTTTCGTTTTTTAAACTTAAAGTCTCTGTTTTTTGTTTCTCCTAAAACTTTAAACTTCAAACCATCTTGAGGTTCAAAAGCCTTGTGTTCTTGTCTAGGATTCATATCTACGTTCTTAGCTTTAGCAACGCTTTCTTTAACAGCATCTGCTCTACCTTGATCATAGAAATGTTTAGCTATAGCATCAGCGTTCATAGCTGTGTAAAGAGATTTATGATAACCAGCAGCATCTTCCATTGTACCTTGCTCGTTCAAAAACTTTTTGACGAAGTTATTAATGTCGCCTTGTCTGCTTTTTACTCTATCAATATCTTTAACATTTACTCTGTATTTCTTGTCTCCGACTGTATATTCAAAACCTTTGAAGTTGTCGTTAAAGACTTTATTAGTCTTTTGCATAAATACATCAGTAGCTCTTCTGCTACGCTTCTCATTTTCTTGAGACTCTTTGTTGTATCGATTAAAGAAGTCTACCGCTTTCTGCTGTTCAGCTGTAAGCTTTGAACCTGCTTTAATCTCATCATAATATTTAGACTTTTGCCCGTCTAAATAGGCTTTAGCCTCAGCAACCTGCTCTTTTAAGGCTATTTTCTTTTTTCTAATATCGTTTTCTTCATCTATCTCTTCGTCGTAATCAAAGTTGTCTTTCATTAAGAAGTCAACTTCTTCACTGTCTAGATGAGGTTTAGTTTGTTTATAGTATTCTCTAAGTAAAGCTGTGTTATCATAATCATCAAAGTTTTGATTTAATCTAACGTAGTCTTCTAGATCACCGCCTGTTTCATTCATAAAGTCAACTAACTTTTGAATGTTTTCTGGCAAAGGATCACCTGTTTCTTGAGCTTCAGCTATAGCTTCTTCTACTTCTTCAACAAGTTCTTCAACTTGCTCTTCAACTTGCTCTTGCGTTACCTCTTCTAATACTGGTAACTCTTCTTGTACTTCTGCTTGCGGCTGTACTTCTTCTTGTTCTTGTGCGGGCTCGGCACTTTCATCGCTTCCAACCACTCCTGTGTCGTCAGCTTCGCTTGCTGGAGCTTCTTCTGGTTTTTCATTTTCTTCTGTTATTGGTTTGCTTAAGTCTACTTTGATTACCGAGTTATCATCGGCTGTTTCAAATTTAGTTTCTTCTACTTGTTGAGTTTCCTCAACTTTTTCAATTTCTTGTTCCATAATATAAAATATAAAAAATTAGTGTTTATCTAGGTTCAAATGCACCTAAATTAAATCCACCTCCAATTATATCATTACCTGCGGATTCAAAGTTTTTAGGTGCACCACCTGTTTTTCTTTGCTCTATAAGCTCACTCTGCTGTGAAGCTTGTATTCTTGTTCTTTCGTCTTTACGATCTTCTTTTTCTTTTTCTTTGCTTTTTGCGTTTTCAGTTTCAGCTTTTTTAAGCATCATATTGTATTGAAACTCTTTTTCCATTAACATCATCTTAGCTCTAACCTCTTCGTTTTGCTTTTGTATTTCGTGTTGGAACTTAACCGTTTCTAGTTGAGAGTTTATATTAACTAATGCTTGTTGCTTTTGAATTTCAGCTTGAGCAGCCACTTGTTGAGCTTGTGCGTTAGCATTAGCTTGAGCAGCGATATTTTGCTGTTGAATAGCTTGATCTCTTTTTAATTTTTGTTCTCTACGAACTTTAAGCATTTTGTTAGCAAGCTTTGTATTCTTAATATCTCTAATATCTATAGCATCTTCTAAGTCTATATTACCAGCTTGTAGTGATTGCTGTATATTATTTTCAAGCTTCATCTTTTCTTCTTCGTCTGGAGATAAATCAATAAATATTCCAAAGTCATATAAATGCAGCTCTGCCATTTCGTCAAGCACAGCTACATTGTGAGAACCAATAGCGTGGATGAAAGCGTCTGCTGTAGGTGAATACTCTAGTATATCAGATATTCTAAGCGACAAGGACTCAGCAACCTCTGTTGTTAAAAACAAGCCAGCTTGTAGTATATGTCTAGTCGCTGTATTACTGTTAGCAGCAGCTAATTTTTGTACTCCAACTAAAGCGTTTTTATCAGGCATACTACCATCACGAGCCTCGTTAAGTCCGGTGACATCGCGAATCATTTGTAGATAATAGTTATAGTTTGCTATAAGAGCTTGTAACTTGTTTCCGTTAGCTGTGCCAACTATTGGTTGAATAGGCACCTTACCTGGATTCATATCTCCTTCTTGAGTAAATGATCTACCTATAACAGAACCAGTTTGAAAATACATATTCAAAGCTTCTTGTGGGTTATAGTTAGTTCCATTACCAAGATCAATTTCAGCTAAACCATCAGCGTCTAAATAAACTCCATCAGGAACCATTTTAGACATAACCTGTTGAAGTTTTAAATGCGTTAACTGTATCATATCAGCAAAACCAGTAACTCTACTAACAAGACTTTCTATTTTACCGTTGTAGACTCTTGGCGCTACAATAGAATAGTTCATTTTAACCTTAGTGTAATCACTCTTTGGTCTTAGCATGTTTTTACACAATTCCCACTTTAATAGTTTTTCAGAACCTACAATAAAAGCTCCATCATATAAAACTTCTATAGCTCTTTCTAATCTACCAAATTCTCCTTCCATATTTTCTGGAGGATTAAATGTATCGTCTTTTTGTATAACCTTATCAGCGCCTGACGCAGTTTGCTTTATTTTATAAACATCGTTCATATATGTCTTATAGTTGAAATATAAAACTTGAACAATATTGTTATCTTTGTCGTCTTGTCTATTATATGATTTGTAGTAACTGTTTGAAAATTTAGATATTTCTTCAAGATCAAACTGACTTAGATGCGGAAACTCTTTTGCTAGCTCGTTTAAAGGAACATGCTTAACTTCACCAACGTAATACACGTCTTCAAAATAAGGTGATTCACTATAAGAATAAACTAAATTAGCTGGATCAACATAATCTATTGTTACACCTTCAGAAGTGTTGTAACCTGTTTTAACAGCACCAATGCCTAATACTGTTAGGTCGTAGAAAAATCTTTTCTTTATAAGCTCATATCTATTACCTTCCATTAAAACGTTTATAGCTTGCTCTTCAGCAATCTCTACAGCTTGCTTAAAGTTCAGCTTCATGTGAAGATCTAGCTCTTCTGCATTTTGTGGAAGAGTACTAGGGTCAGTGTTAAACACGTTTATTCCAAACTTTTCCTGAGCAAACTCGTTAATATCTTTTTGCTCCATATCCATTATTAAATCCTCTAAGTATTGAGTTCTTTTTTCAACTCCATACGGATCTTGTGCTGTAACAGATATATCATAAGTTCTTTCTGCAATACCATTAACAACAATGTCTACAAACTTAGGTATAATAGGTACGGGCTTCCAGTCTAAATTTAAATAACTTAAATCACCGTTTATAGAAAGCTCATCTTTATACTTTTGTATACCCTGCTCTCCTCTAGCGTACAGCCTTAATCTATGAAAGTCTGCTTGATTACCTGCGTATCTAGAACCAGTGCTGTAGTTTGTTCCTGAGTTAGTACCACCGTGAAACCACTCTTGTTGAATAGCCTTTGCTATTTTTAAACCGTAGTCATAGCTTATCTTTTCAAGATCACTAACAGCTTGACTTGGAAAATAATTACTAATTATTCCTGCTGTATTCATTGTTTAATTAATTTTGAATTATTGCCGTTATTGCTGTATTTAGCAATATTTATATTTAATGCCTTTTTAATTCTTTCTGGGTGTGGTCTGTATAGGTTTTTATTGCAAGCCATAATAGCTAAACCAGAGCTAATAGCCGCGTCAAACTTTGTACGTTTGTTTATATCAAACTTAGCCCAGTCTAACAAAGTTTCATTGAAATATATATTACCGTAATTGCCATCACCTTTATGACCAACGTGGTCGTTTATATACATTTCAATAGCGGCTGCGTGAGCTTGCTTTACATCTTCACTAGAGTTTGGTATACCTCCTACTTCTCTTTCAGCTACAGATAATTTATTCCAAACTTTATCCGGTCTATTCATACTAAAACCTCTATAGCCTCTACGCTTTAAGTAGTATAGTAATCTTGGTTTATTGTTTTCTGCAAGCAATGGCATACCATAAAATACCAAAGCCATTAACACGTCTTCAAAAAACATTTCAGCGGTTTGTGGTCTAGCCAAATATTCTAAAAAGAAATGATTTGGCGGAGCGTCTTCCATAGAAAACTTAGTTAGTCCATGAAGAGATCCTTTGGATCCTCTACCATCAACAGTACCACTAATATCATAACTGTCGCAACCAAAAGCGCCAATATGTTCATTGCCTGGATATTTTACCCCGTTTTTAATCACTACTCTGTTCTGCATGCTTATCGTTGGTACCCAACTTACTTTAAACCTACCGTTAGGATCTGGATAAAAGTTTACCGCTGTATCCTTAACACCATTAGCCCATTGAAAATTTCCAACGGTCACAGCTGCAGAGCTTGTGGCTTCTTCGTTATAATCTATTTGTTCGTATATCTTAACTAGGTTAAATATACTATTTTTTGTTTCATCTCTAAACGCGTGCTCTTCAGTTCTTGGAAACTGTCGATAAAACTCATTTAGCGCGTCTTGATCGTCTCTTAAGCCGTCAGCCTCGTTATTCCAATGGTCTATTACGCCTACGTCTATTAATTCTCCGTCAGGTCCAAAACACTCTCGTCCTGGGGTATTAAACACGGGTCGTCCAAACTCGTCAATAAAACCCTCATAGTTCCATTCCATTGGGATAAACAGAGAATATAAACCAGAACGTGTTTGACCATTTCTATTTCTTTTTGTGACATCGCTGTCGTTATATAACTTTTTAAAGTTATCACCACCTTTATCTAAAGCGTTTGATGTTGATCCCATCATACACTTACCTATAATCCTACTACCTAACCTAAGACAAGTTTTTGTTACTCGCCAGTTATTAAGTATATTGTCAGGTCTTTCCCACTTACCACTTTCATCATGCACTAACAAGCTGAGCTTTTCACCGTCATAACTATTGTCGCCTGTATTTTTCCAATCAATAGTAGTGTCAAGTCCAACCAACTCCTCCTGCTTTTCGTTTGCAGTAATCTTCTTACGCGTAAACTTACTTGCAGGAACCCTATAAGCAAGTTCAGACTTAGGTCTGTCCATACCATCTTGAATGGGCTTGAAGAAGAAAGGATAGTTAATAGATATTGGTACAACCTTATCAGTAAACATTTTCTTTGCATCAGCTCCACTTTTAGATAGTATTCCATATCTAGAGTCACTTGAAATAGTAGCTAAGTTAACTGTTTCAGCACTAGACATAAAAGAAAAACCACTACGTCTATTCTTCAAATAGCACATACCGTAACAGCGTTTGTCAGCTTTACAAGCCTCCCAAAATATAAAGAACAGTCTGTTGGCCTCTCTAAAATCAGGAGCACCGACATCTATTTTACTCCATTGTAAATACATATAGTGACTACCTGTTATATAGGTAGGCTCACCATTGTTCATAAACCAAAAGCCTTCGTCTCTACGCTTAAACTCTTCGTCTATAAAATCGTACCACTTATCTTTGCTTTCTTCTGGATAATTTCTCCAGTCAAAGATGTTTTTAAGTTTTTGTAACTCTTTGGGATATTCTATTCTTTGCCACTTGTTGTTTTGCACGTGCACTGCTTGTGGTTTAGACGGCAGCCCAATTCGCAAACCTTGGATCTCCAGTATCTGTCCAATTTTCCCAGTTTTACTGATAACCACAATATCATGTTCTTTATTGTATCCATATTTCCATTTACGTTTTTTGTTAAGTCGACTTATTGTTGTCTTCTTAACTGGTTCAACTATTTTATATAATGTTTGTTCGTACATCAAAAACGCTATTATTTTGATCTGCCTTCCGCGAAACCTTTAAATACTCTTTCCTTTTTCTCCTCTTGTGTCTTTCCTTCCAAAATATTCTCTTCTTCTTGTATACGGTTGAGGATTTCAAATGCATCAAATATAGCTAACTTTTTAGTAGCTGCAGCGTTCTTCAATCTATCAGCAGATACATCATCTTCTGTGTTTGTGATGATCTGCTCTTGAGCTACTTTAATTAACTCATCAACTGCTTTTCGCCCAGCTTGGATTATACGTTTCTTCGTTTCCTTCGTGCTCATATTTAATTGTAATAAATTTAGAGTATACTCTATATAATTTTTCTCCGTCTATAATAAATTCATATTTAGAGAAAGGTGTAAACCCAACAACATCACCTACTTCAAAAGATCCGTCTGTATATTTAATAATACCTCTCGTTGGATCTTCTACTTCTTGACTCCACTCATCTGTAGAAACTATAGGTTTTACAAAACAAAAACCTTTCATAGGTTTCCAAATAGGCTCTTTAAATCTAGTTTGAGGAGTTTTTACTTTTCTTAAAAATATTTGTTCTTTGTTAACAATATACTTATCGTCTGAAAACCAAGACTTGCTATTCTTTTCACGACCTTTTACGTCATACCATCTACGAAACACATTGTGATGTACTATAACTTCGTCTCCTGGTTTGATGTCAGTAGTATCAAGCATAGGACAAGAACGCACAACACCTTTACGATTAGTGTACTCATGGTTATATATTTCAGAGTTTATTATTAACTCTTTATCACCAACATTTACTTTATTGTTGTATCTACTACCTACGGGTGATATTACGAAGTTATAAGGACTTTGCATTAATATTCTAAGTTATATTCTACTGATATAGCCATGTTCTTGTTAAAGTCTTTCCAAGGTAGAACGTCGTTGTTTTTAGTAATATATATAGAGTACTTGTCATCATCCTCAATGATGTTACATATTTTATGACCTCCATATACATCTTGTCCTACAGAATAATGCATTGAATCTATTTTATAATCTTTGCCTATCGTAATCTTACGAATCAGCTTCATTGTCTGTTCCATTTTCATTATATTTAATTTCACCAGTAAAGATGTCTATATCATCTGTACCGTATTTGTTTTTAAACTCTTCGCCTAGTTTAGCTAAAGCGTTTTGTAAGTTGCCAAACATGTGAAGCATTGCGTGCTTTTCTGTTTCGATCTTACCTAAAGCGTGATGCATATCTGTTAACTTAGAAGTCATCTGCTTTGCTGTTTTTAATTCTTCCGTCGTAATTTTTTTAGGACGAAGATCTTCCACCTTTGGTGTTTTTCTTTTTGCCATGATTTTATTTAATTAAATTAATATTATAAAGTTATGCTGTTTCTAGTAGCAATGTTTTCTCTTACGCTAGTAGCATCTCCAGAGCTTAACAACCTGCTAAAAACAACTACTTCGTGTATCTCACCAGAAGTAATACTGTTAGATGAAGTACCTATTTGCTCAAAAGCAAAAGTTCCAGCACCACTACTTGTCCCTAAGGTTGTTCCGTTTTTTAGTATTCTAATATTATTGCTAGTGTCTCGCGATACTTCTGCGATAGCCTTATCTGTTCCAAAACCACTTAAAAGTGTGCTGTTAGCAGTCGTACCACCGTTTTTCATCCTAAACGACGTAGCAGTGCCACCTTGAGCGAAGCGTATGAAACTCGCGTTATTTACGCTACTTACAAATGTTTCATTACTTTCCTCCGATAAATTTAATACTACAAATATATAGTAATCTGAAGCTAAGTTAAACGTGCTAGCTAAATCTAAATTATCTTGAGACCCTGCGTCAGTAACAAAAGCACCACCGCTAAACCCAGATCCTTCTTGAGCATCTGTTGTTTGTGAAGCGTGTCTGCTGTTACCAGATTGATCATCCCACTGTATACCATCAGTAATTGCGCCTTGACCAGTATTAAACTTTAACCAAAGCTCTAAGTCAGATAAGCTGTCAATAGTAAACTCAGAAGGCGCTCCACCGTGTATTATGCTGTTACCTAATCCTAGCATTATTCTCCTATATAAGCAACAACGCTACCAGAGTTAACATCTATTTCTGTCCAACGCCCGTAGATAGTAACTCCTTTAGGAAATGTTACTGAGTCTACAACTTGACCGCCAGAACCTTCGTCTGTTGTTTCAGATCCAGCTGCTAAGTCGTTAGCTGGTTGATCTGTACCGATATATCTGTCAACTGTTACCGTAGCATTTAAAGGTTCTCTTTCTGCTATCAGACCTCCAGTAGCATCAAAAACAGTATCAGCTAACATAGTGATAGCAACAAACACTTTTCCTGTAGGTGGTATTATAGCATCGCTTGAAGCTGTAGTGTAAGCACTACCTAATTGTCCAAACCCATAACTTACCACTGTTGAATTTTGTCCCATTTTATTTTTCTTTTGATTGTTCGTTTTTCTTTGATGATCCTCCGAAGAAGAAGTCTACAATAGTGTTTACTTTAGCACTCATAGCTCCAAATATAGTAGAGATAAAACTAATTTCAAACTCTCCTAAATCTATACTCTTTGTTACAAAGTAATTAAACATTACAAACGTAATACCAAAGTACGCTATTGTAAATAACGTTGCTAATACTTTTTGAATAATAGCATCGTCTTTGTATAAATCTCTAGCAGACTTACGATCTTCTACTTCTTTAGCAAAAGCTTCTTTTTCTGCTTCAAGCATTAATTTTTTAATCGCTAGCTTTGCAGCATCGCGCTCTTTGTCAGTTGTTATACATTTATCTAGTATACCTTCTGCATTTTCTACGACCTTACCAAAAAGGCCACCTATTAAATTAGTTATCATATTTTATTGTTTTCCCATGGAAGATCTTTACTTCCTTCTGGATAATACCTACCAGTGTTTGGATCTAATATAACGTTTTGTCCTGCTACTTCAACTCTAGGCCAAGCTTGACCTTCGTAGTATACGGCGTTGTCATCATACGTTTCCTCACCAGTCTTAATTTTAGTTATATGCTGCATTTCGTGATTTAATGTATACTTAAACATTGGATCGTTTGGATCCATGTCTTTGCTTACAAATATAGATCCGTCCATATTTGCCTCAGCTAAAACACCATCATCTAACTTCTTTTTGTATATAGGTGTTCCAGGAACATCCATATCGCCAGATTTAAATTTAAACTTACTCTTGATGTTGCCACCTTGAGCTTTAAGTCTTCTACCTGTACCTAGTTTAAATCCCATTATCTGTCTTTGTCTTTAATCATATCGTCAATAGCTTTGTTATAAACTTTATCAGTATATGATTTGTTATTATAGAATTTACTTCTTGATGAAGTAGGCAGATCTTCTTCTGCTAGCAGTATTCTATATATCCTGCTTATTAACTGGCTGCACTTAAATGAAGTTTTATATACGCTATATTTTATCGTTGTACGATTTCTATGTCTCCAAACTTCTATCCAGCCTTCTTTTCTTAGACGTTCCCATCTTTCTTTATCCCAAGAATACGTATAAGTTCCGTCTATAAATTCTTGTCTTGTAAAACGCTTCTTACAGTCTAAATAAATTAGTAGCTCTAAGTCTGCATCTTTTAATCCGTAAGTCTTACAGGCCCATTTTCTAACGAGCCTGTAGTACTTAAGGATTTGTAGTTCACGTAGATCGTGAGGGGTTAATCTCATCTATTACGTGTCAAGTGTAATGTCTAGCTCAGTAATTCCACATGGATTACCGTTATAGCCAATATTGTTGTCTTCATCGAAGAATACAACCATACCTTTGCTATCGTCAGATAAAGCTAAAGCTAATTGCTCACAAAGCTCTTTAAACTGACCAGTTGTATGTGTTACTAATATATCATCATCAGCAGCGTTACCAGTTAGAGCTTTAAATGATATTCTAGTTGTCGTAGCAGATATAGGATCTATTCCTGTAAAGTTAGCTGCCGGGTAGCATACTGAATCACCAGCTGCGTCAGCCCCTAAGTTTTCTGCAAAATATAAGTATGTTTCCATTTTTGTATTTTTTAAAAGTTTAAATTAAGAACCTGCCTCAGTAGTAATACTGTTAGTACTGAAAATTTCATGAGGTAAAGCGCTTACGCTAGCTTCTCCATCGTTCAGAGTAGTAAATACTTTTTGAGTTTGCAAAATTCCTACAACTCTTTCCATAAAAGTTTTAGTGTTAACTACGCTTGTTTGAATTGTAAACACAACTAAATCATCTAATTCTTCTCCACATCTAGCTTTAAAATGTAATTGTACTCTACCTGCGTTTTGTGGCGTCATGCCTAGAAAAGAAGATAAAGGAAACATACAAGCTTCGCCTGTTGTTGCAATATCACTCTCTCCAACGAAAAAATATCTTTCTTTTGAGTTCATCTTGATTGTTTTTTAAAAGTTAAAATTAAGCTAATGTTGTTACTTCTACAACACCTGTTAAACCAGCACCGTTACCAATATCTAAATAGATACCGTGCTCTTCATCAGCTACTACGATAAACTTGCTTTTGTTAGCTGGTCTATCTTCTAAGCATTTTGCAATTAGTTCTGCAACTGCAGCGTGTTGACCTGTAGCGTGCGTTAGTAATACATCATCATCTTTAGCTGTGTTGTTTCTTGCTTTAAAAGACAATCTAGTCGTTGTGTCGGAAATAGGGTCCAGTCCAAGAAATGAACTCGCTGGGTACATTGCCCCTTCGCCTGTTGAATCAACAGTTCCTTCTGCGAAATACAAATAATTCATAATTTTTTGTTTTGATTAATTAATAATTTTAAAGATTTTATGTTTAAGGATTATGGACTATGGTTTATGTTTAATCTACTAATACAATATCACTTGCTTTAATTACAAAATAAAACTTTTCATCAAATTCTATACCGTGGCCAGCGTGTCTATCGTACCAAACAATATCACCTTCTTTAACAAACTCTACTAAGTTTCCAAAAGATATAACTTCTCCTTTTGAATATCTAACATCATCGTTGTTCTCTTCTGTTATAATAAGACCTGTAGATTTTTTAGTTTCTTTTATCTTATTTATAACTACATAGTGGTTAACTGCTTTCATTTACTCGTATGTTTGAAATTACACAATCAGCAGAGATAATAGTAGATACTACGCTCACCGCGTTTTTTAGCGCCGATTTTGTAACCAAAACCGGATCAATAATACCTGCGTCAACCATATTAACTGGTTCACCAGTAACTACGTCTAGTCCACAAGCTTCTTCTAGCTCTGTGTCAAAGTTAATACCAGCATTATCTAATATAGTCTTATAAGGAGATTCTATAGAAGAAAGAAGAACTTTCTCACCCTCGTTAGAGGGTTCGATTTTTTGAGATGCATTAAGGAGGGCAATACCGCCCCCTGGTACAATACCTTCTTTCAAAGCAGCTTTAGTAGCGTGAATAGCGTCTTCAACACGGTCTTTCTTTTCTTTAAGCTCTACCTTTGATCCAGCACCAACTCTAATGATGCCTACGCTACCAGAGAGCATAGCTAAACGATCTTCAAGCTTCTTTTTAACAAAACCATTTTTCTCTTCAGATATTTTCTTTATAACGTCTTCTATACGACCTTCTGCTTTAATATGCATGTCATCAATAGTTAGAACAGTATTCTTGTCATCTGTTTCAGCATAATCAGCTTCACCTAAGTCATCAGCTGTAATAGCGTCAAGATCATCACCTAATTCTTCGTTAAACAGTGTGGCACCTGTTAATATAGCTAAATCTTCAGCAGAATCTTTTCTAGTAGGTCCAAAGCCAGGCGTGTCAACTATATTAACTTTAATGTTACCTTTTACTTTATTCATCAGCAGCGCCGACTTTACTTGCTGCGACACTGGTGCTACAATAAGTAAAGATCGGTTTTGCTTAATGACATACTCAAGCACGTTTTGGATTTTACGTACATTAGGTATCTCAGACATACAAACTAATACTAGAGGATTCTCTAGCTCTGCTTTTTGCTTATCTGTATTTGTAATAAAGTGTGGTGAAGTTAATCCACAGTCAAACTGTATACCATCCACTGTTTCTACGACTGTTTCTTCAGTATCTGATGTTTCCATCAATACAACACCGTCTTTACCCACAGCGGTGTAAGCTTCAGCAATAATACCACCTAGCTCTTCGTCATTGTTACAAGATATGCTAGCTACATGATTTAACATATTGTCATTAACATCTATCTTTATTGAGTCTAAATAATCTAATACTTTATCTAAACCAGACTGTAAACCTTGTTTTATTTCTCTAATGGTAGCCTTGTCCATAGAATTATAGACATGTGTAAGTAAAGCTTCAGCTAGGACGGTTGCCGTAGTGGTACCGTCTCCAGCTTGCTTTACAGTATTATTTGCAGCTTCTTTAATTAGTGTTGCTCCGATGTTCTCAACAGGATCAAAAAGTACTACAGATTGTGCAACTGTAACACCATCTTTTGTGATAACCGGTTTTCCGCGTCCATCTTCGTAGATTACACATTTTCCAGACGCGCCGAGCGTTGATTTTACCGCTTTTACTAGTTTATTTACACCAGCAACTACTTTGTTTTTAGCGTCATCGCCAAAGTTTAACTCTTTAACGATCTCGCTAGGGAGATTGTATTCCATTTTAGTAAATTAAATTAAATTATTGCTTATTTATCGAAAGTTTTTACAACTTTAGGCCCTTTCGTAGCCTCTAATTTTCTAGAAAAGTGCTCGATAGAGCCATCAATGGCTTTCTCGGCACCTTCTAGCGTTTCTCTACGCGTAACATCGACAAATTCGTCGCTATTTGGCTTAGATACTTCTGTTTGATAGTAACCATTTGGCAATTGCGTGATCCTCCAGTTCTTTTTGTCTGCAAGATGTTGCCATTGTTCTTTAGTTTTCTCGTTTACTTGTGGATTACCGGTCCACGAACTTGTTTTGTAATACAAATACGTCATTTTAAATTGGTTTTAGGTTAATATAAGGTTTCGGTTCGTCCGAAATTACTTCTTCTTTTTCATTATTTTAGCTTGAACGTCTTTAGGAAGCTTGTCAAAACCAGGATTCATCTTATTTGCTGATTTTTTCATTGTCATAGCAGACTTTCTATCCATCATAGCGTCTTTTTTCGCTCCAGCTTTAGCCTTCATTTTCATAGTAGACTTTCTAGTGTTAGTCTTAACTATTTTTTTAGGAGACTCTTTTGCCATCTTCTTAGGTGACTTCATCTGGTTTGGTGACTGATTTTGAAGCATCATTAAAGCTTGGTTATAACCTACGTCTCCGGGATTATACTTTGCGTGTAATTGACCTTGATCATTGTAAACTGCAACACCTTCTCCAGTAGCAGCTTTTTTAGCTTTAGCTTTTTTAGGAGATTTCATTTGGTTTGGAGTACCACCTAATACAGTGCCAACACTTTCTGGAGTATAGTTTCTACGACCTCTTTCAGATGGATTACCATCAATGTCTACATATCCGGGTTTTACCGTTTTAGATCCTAGATTCATTGGAGAGTTACCCGCGTCAGTGTAGTTTCTGAATTTTTCTTCTACAGCTCCCATAGGTTTAACGTTTTTCTCTCTACCTTGAGCACCTTTCAAACCAGTAGATGGTCCCAGTTTAAATGCTCCTGGAAAGTTTTTCTTCATTGGGCCATCTTTGCCCGCTTTCATTTTAAATGCCATTTTATAATTTTTTTAACTAGTTAACGTTTATATTATTACTTCTTAAGTTTCGATTTTAACTTATCAATTTTTTCTTTAGCTTTACCTTTGACTTCGTTGATTTTGCTTTTAGTACTTTTTGTAACTGTACGTTTAGTATTATCGCCTTTAGTTTTAGTTTTGACAATAGTGTCACCTTTTTTAGCTCTCTTTTTATTTTTAACTACTTCACCAGAAGGAGAAAACTTTTTCTTTTCTTTAACTTTAACACCATCTTTTGTAGTGTAAGTTCTTTTTTCAACGTCTTTAACGCCGTCTATAAACCTTGTTTTTACCGTAACGTCACCACTGCTTGAAGTAGATGATTTTTTAGATTTAGGTTTGAAATCGATGTTTAGTTTTTTTGACTTTACTTCAGTAGCTTTATTTATAGCATCTGCTATAGGACTAGCTTTAGGCCTCTCTACATCTATTCCAGGAAGAAATTGTAAAGCCGCTAAATCATTTTCTGTACCTATACCTTGCCCCTTATATCTTGTTGCACCTTTTTCATAAAGCTCTTGGTTGTCTACTTCATCTATTTTAGCTTCTATATCATCTTCTTTCATAGGTGAACTACCCATGAATTTAAAACCACCTTGTTTAACCGCTTTCTGCGACTTTAATTTAAAACCCATTATTTCTCTTTTTTAGTTCCGATGCCATCGTTACCACGATTAGCTTTAACTGATTTGAACTTACCGTCTTTGTGATCGTAGTCTTTGCCTTTAAGGCTCATACCTTTTTTTAAAGCAGCACGGCGCTTTCTTTGGTTCTCTGCTTTTTTCTTTCTGCGATCAGCGGTTTTAGCAGCAGCAAGATCTCTTGCCTTCTTGTCTGCAGAAGCCTTAGGAGACAGTTTCTGCTTCCTTCTTCTCTTACCGTGTATACGCTTTCTTCTCATGGTTATATTATTACATAGGCAAGCGAATAATTAAGGATGTCATAAATATAGGGGTATAGTGCAATATACCAAAATTTTTTTGCGTTTGCAAAACAAAAATTACTTTTTTTTAGCCAGCCCCGTATTCGTTTTTACGTTTACACAAATTTATTTAGCGTTTATCCAGATATTATAACTGTAACTAATAAAAACTAATTATAAAAAGCTTTAGCATTATTTAGAATTATAACAACGCACAAAATAGATAAGTATATATAAAGATATTATAACTGTAAATTAAATTAAACTAAACTAAATTAAATTAAATTATTATGGCAAAGTTAACTACTAAAAGATTTGTAATGAGAAAGTCTCTAATCGGAACTAATACAGTAATTACGTTTACTAATAAGAAAGAGCAGACTTATACTTACGACCACGATGCTGTATACTCAGCTAATCAAGAGAAACTAGAAAGTATGGAATGCTGGCATAAGTATGGTAACTATACTAACAGTAACAACTTACCAACTTGGGCTCGTGAGCATCAAGTAACAGCTGAGTAATCAGCTAAGGCTATCGCCACCGCAAGGTGGTGTATAGCACTTGTGTATAGCAACTCGCCACTCGCACAAATTCAGCTAGTCTACCTACAGATAATATATATGTAACCAAACTAATAATTTTAATAGCAAATATACTGTTGCACAAATTAAATAAGTTACTCAACAGATAATATAAATGTAATTAAATAACTTAAATTAAATATTATGACTAAGAAAAGATTTGTATTGAGCAGAGCTCTACTAGGACAAGAAGTAGTAATTGAATTTACTAATAAAAAAGGTATAACTTATAAGTATGACCATGACCAGGTGTACGCTGTAAACCAAGAGCGCATCGAGCAAATGGAGTGTTGGCACAAGTACGGTAACTACACGAATAGTAATAATCTACCTACATGGGCGAGAGAGTGCACTGTTGAATAAAACAGTGACACTTGCCTACTACTAAATAATTACTTAACTACCTAATGTCACACTTTTATGACTTATATTATTGAGATATTATCACTAATGATAATTATAGGTACAATTTGTTACCTGACCGAGAAATTTATTATATACAGAGAAGATGAGTGCAATAGCTCTCGAGGTAAATAATACTATAAACGATTAACCTACTTTACTATGACAAAAGAATTTTATAAAATAGCAGACTATTATGCTTGGAAATTATTTAGTGAATTTGGCTTTGATACATGCAAGTATGAAGAGCGACAGATAATCTTGCACAAAATAAATTTGTTTACTAACAGATAATATAACTGAATTTAAATTATATATTATGCCTAATACCATTAAAAAACACCAGCTTAAAGTTATTACTTTAAATGGCACTAAGTACTACGGTTACTTACTACACCAACTACCTAAAGACTATGAAGAAATATCAATGCTTGACCAGTTTAATCTCGGTGGCTTCACTTATATCAGTGAGTATGCCGTTGAAGTTACTAAAAATCAGTATGACACCCGCACAAGCAATGTAGCGCTTGGCAACTTAAAAACTATATAACTATGACAAAAGAAATTAAGCATACCATTATTGCTACTATCGACGACTTAAACCAGTACTTGCTTGGCCATGTAACTGACGAAGGACTTAGCGATACTCTAAAAGAATTATTAAATAAACTAAATACCAAATAACTATGAATACTATGGCACAAGACATACTACGCGAGCAAAAGCTAGCAGAGCTAGCATTGGCAATTAAACACCACGACCACCACTACAATATGAGTGACGACAATAGCGTTTGGCGAGCAGGCGTTCGTGAGCGTGAAGTAATCAACGAGGCGCTTGACGAGATGTTTAGTAAAAAGTCTGAAGCGTTAGAGTTTTGGAACGAGCATGCGCCTGACGGACGTGGATATACTAAAGCTTGGATTGAAGCATTAAAAGCTAAAGGTAACTAATGAAAAAGATACTAATCGGCGTGAGTGTTATACTAGGTATGACCTCATGCAGTAAAGAAGAGTTGTTACCAACAGAGCATAATTCTTATGTCAATGTAAGTACTCATAATCAAACTTGGTTAGTAGCTTATGCAGTAAATATAGCGACAATACCAGGTGTACAGAGTATAAATTCTGACTATGACTTTTATGCTATGTCAGGTGGCGAAAAAATATGCTGTAACGTACAAAGTCATACTTTTAATAGCCGAGTATCGATTTGCTTAGATGAAGTTGGTTATACTGACTTAGTAGATGGCTTTTTTGTTGAAGTAGACGGTATGACTTATGAATTAGAAATAAACGAAATATACTAATGACACCGATCGATTTAACAGTATACCTAATTTTCTACTATTATTTAGTAGCACTAAAAAGATTTATATATGCCTAATATTGTAGTAATTTGGCCGTGCTAGCGTTTTGCTATACACGACGACCATAACACTTGCACAAATTAAATTCAGCCACCGTCAGATATTATATATGACAAAAGCTTATTAACTATGGCAAATTATTGTAGATGTGGTGAGCCCGTACACCCAGTAAGAATTAAATACGGGTACAAGACTTGCGTGCAATGTAGTGGTATCGAGCGTGTTGCTTGTGCTCCACTTACTAATCACAAGACAGGTAATACAATACAAATAGTGTCGCAAGCACAGTCTGCAGCACTAATAAAAGCAGGTAGTCGTAAAGGTTACGGCACTTGCCTTAAATAAAAATACGAGTGTGGCGCGTGAGACGTGTTCAGTAAAATGGAACTAACAGGTGAGGCCCCAGCCTGACTGTTCTTACTCACTTGGCCACCTCGTTTTATTAAGTAACAAATTAAATTAAATAGATATGAATACATTAACAGTATTAGACTTTGAAACAGGAAAAGTATATCAATATGAAGTAATGAGGCAAGAAGGTTGGAATCCTGATCAAGAAAGTATAGAAGATTTTTTGAGTAGCGTTGGTCACAACTTAAAAAATTGTGAGTGGATGGTGCATGATAATTCTGAAATAGTTAATAGAAAAGCTCAGTGGAAAAGATTTACACACTAATTATAAATAATATAATATGAAATACAAAGTAACAACAGCAACCGAAGCATTGCAAGTATTTGATATGCTCGGTATTAAAAACGTCTCAACAAGACGACAGAAGAAAAATGGTACACAGGTATATGAATTACCTATACAACAAATGTGGCAAACGTGTAATCCAAAACCTCTGCGTTTCGCTTGTTATAGATCAGGTTATGTACGTAACGTAAGTGAATATAACTCAAGCGCTTATCAAATTAACAAAACTAAAAAGCAACCAGCAGGTACAAATGGCTATCACTTTGAGCATGTAGAGCGTATACTTATACCTAATTACGACGAGCGAATAGTATATTTAGCTAATTTTATACTAAAAAACTACTATCAAAAGCCTACATATTTAATAAACGAATATGTTATTAAGTGTTTAAAAGAAGCTTATCTTGAGCAAAACAAAACAGGTTTGCCATGGGGTGACTCTGTAAACCCAGAATCTACACCAGTAAACGACGTACAAGTAATTATTAACGGACATAGATACAATTTATCATGAGTACATTTTATAAAGACACAAGAGTTAACGGTAAACTAGTATCATTAGAAGATATTATAGAAGAAACGTATAATAGAGCGTTAACAACTATTGATGATGCTTTATACGAATTACTTGACGATACTGATGGTAACGAAGATGAGTTTTACATGGACTACAAAGAAGCATTTGGTCATGTAGTAGAACAATTAAATAAGTTTCACAATGTTGAAGATTAAGAATATATTTAAGTACGAACCTAAAATAGCTAAAACATTAAAAGAGTATGAGCAAAAAGAAAAAGCTGAACAGCAAAAATCCAAAGTACAAAACAAAAGCAGAAGTACAAGCAACAACTAAAGAGGTTGACAAAAGGCTGTTAATAGCCGAAGCTAAAGGTGCAAAAATTTATGCAACGTTTTACAAGTAACACAAATTAAAAACGATTACTAATAGATAATATAATAAACCAAATTAAATAAACCATTATGACTAAATTAGAATTAGAAGTAAAGATTGAAGCTTTACAAAAGTTACTAGGTGAAAAAGTAACAGAACAAACAACTTATCAAAACCAGATAAACGAGTTGCAGCAAAAGCTAGATGACTTAAACAAACCAAAGCTTACTGGCTTTCAGTTTAATCAAGTTGCAAAAGCAATTGAAACTGCTGTTATGAATTACCCACTTGATGAACCTGACAACTATAGCATCGACTATGGTATTGACTATGATAACAGAATAACTTGTGAATCATTTACCTTTGACTCTGCTGATGACTTAGCTGAAGACATAATTCGAGGTGTTGAGTACTTGTTTGCTATAGTAGATGATGAAGATGATAACCAATTAAACCAAGACTAATATGAAAACATTGTATCAAAGTTTAAAACCAGAGTATCGTAAAACATTACAAAGTAATGAAAACAAATTTCCTAGTGCGGTTAGCTCTGTAAGAAAATCATTAGAAAATAACTTTCTATGGTCACGTTTAACAGTACAAGAAGTTAGAGACTTTATGACTTTTTCAGATAATAGATTATTTGAATTATCCTATGAAGACTGGGCTTTCGGTACAAAATTTTTACAAGATGAATAGAATAAAACCATTAACAAAACCAAGCGGTATATTCTTGGTTACAAACCCAGGTAAGTAATGAACTTGCTAACACAGAACAGTAAAATTAAAAAGACATCAAAGAAGTTTGGAGTTAGGTTATTTAATTTCGGTATACCAGCATATAAATCGGTGTCAGGTAAAATTACCTGCCCGTTTGCTGGTGACTGTGTTAAATTCTGCTACGCTCAAAAAGGTGCTTATATATGGTCAAACGTTAAACCAGCATTTGAAAAGCGTTACGAACTAACTAGAACTGATGACTTTGTTAATAAGATGAATGAAGAAATAGCTAAGAAAAAACCTGATTACGTAAGGGTTCATGACAGCGGCGATTATTATTCACCAGCGTATCTACGTAAGTGGCTCGCCGTTGCTATACACAACCCACACGTACGCTTCTACAGCTATACTAACAGCGTTAAAATGCTTAAAAGTGTGACACTGCCTGCTAACTACGATATTATATTTAGCGATTCAGGCAAGCAAAAGCATTTAATTGACAAGCAAAACGATCGACACACTAAAATATTTCATAGTCATGACGAACTACTATCAGCAGGTTATGTAGACTCTTCTGAGTACGATCTAATGGCTACGAAATGGTATAATAAGAATAATAAAATAGGATTAATATTTCACTAACATGACAGAAACAAAATTACCAAAATGGTTCAAAGGAGAACTATACAAAGAAGGAGCTGAAGTACAGAATAGATTTGGCGGTGACAGTTGCTACCTAAATGCAGAAGAATTAAGTATGTATGACTTTGTTATAGGTGCTAGCAATATGTATGAAATGGGATTTCTAGATCCACGAGCAGTTAACGATCTTAGAAAAGGTCTTGATTGGTTCAGAAAAAATAACCCGTCAGCTTATATGACATTATTAGATTAAATTATGACAGCAGAGCAAATAGAAAGTTATATTACAACTCAACTAGAGTGCACGCCAAGACATGACTGTGAAGCTTTAGCTAATGCTATTAACGATATTGCAGATGAAATAGATTTTGACTCATTTAGGATAATGCAATTATTATTAGAGAACAAACCTATTGACGCGCTACATACGCATAGCTATGGCTTCCATACAGCTAATGGTAGAAAAATTATTAACGGAATACAAAGTAAATATTATGAGTACGAGAGCGCAAGTTAGATTTGCTACGCGCGAATCAGGGCAATCATTTGCCACACATCCAAAAGTTATACATGCGCAGTTTTATGTACACTACGATGGCTATCCTTCTGGATTAGGCGTTGATATAGCTGAGTCATTAACTAAATATAAAAAAATAGAGTATGGCTGGGAAATAGAAGATTTAAATACTAGACATGGTGACTTAGAATATGTATATTATATATGGCAACATCCAATGAAAGAAACTTTTATAAGTATCTTCGCTGTTGGTTGGCAAGAAGAAGATGAATGTATATTCGTTGGAAGACCAAGTAATCTTATAGATAAGTATTCACAAACTAAAAACGAAGGCTAATGGATAATATAACTATGACAGACGAACAATTAAACCAATTAGTAGATAAACTAGCAGGCGCAATGATTAAGCGTATCTACGGAATAGAACAAGATCAAGCTAGAAACAGTATGACATACTATGCAGATAGAGATGAAGATAATGCTGTGGCTGAGTTAGCTAGGCTAATGACACTATTAAACTTATACGAAGATCG